ATGCGCATGGTAAATGACCACGCAGAAGTGATTAAGAGTTCAACTTCTTTGGAGACATCTCAAGCACAGATTACAATGACACCTGAAATGTTCAGCCTTCTGAGTTCTGGTGTATACACATTCAAAGAAAGGGCAGTGATTCGTGAACTGTCATGTAATGCAGTAGATGCTCAGAAAGAAGCTGGAAAAGAGAACATCCCATTCCATGTGCATTTACCTACTCGATTTGAGCCTTACTTTGAAGTCCGTGACTTTGGAACTGGTTTAACCCATGACAAAGTAATGAGTTTGTACCTGAACTACGGGGCTTCTACGAAGAATGACTCTAATGATTACATTGGTGCAATGGGTATCGGCTCAAAATCACCATTTGCAATTGCTCAGTCATTCACAGTGTCTAGCTATGTTGATGGTGTTGTTAATAAGTACTCTGTTTACCTTGAGAATGGTATCCCTCAAGTAACTAAGCTTACTACTAACCCAACAAATGAACCTAATGGCTTAGCTGTACGCGTGGCAGTTGCTGACCACCGTATTTCAAAGTTCTTTGAAGAGGCTGGTCACGTATACTCATACTTTGCTGTAAAACCAGAAAGTAACATTGTATATGATGATGTGTTAGCAGATATGAACGTCATTGCTCGTGAAGAAGGTGTTTATGATGCCATGATTCATAAGCAAAGCTGGCGTTCTAGTGGTAACAGGACAGAGTTTAATGTGGTGATGGGTAATATTGCCTATCCAGTGAACATGGAAGCATTACTTGGTGATGATTTCTTCAAAGTATTGCCAGAATTTTTCCGTAGGAGCGTAGACCTTGTAAACATCTACATGCCTATTGGTTCAGTTGCTATTGCAGCTTCTCGTGAAGCATTGCAGATGAATGACACGACAAAAAATGTTATCATTGAGGCTACTAAAAAGATAACTGAAGCCATTACAAAGGATGTTATCAAGAAAGTTAATAGCCAACCTACACTCATGGATGCTGCACAGGCTTATGCTGAGTTACGTTTGAACTCACGAGAGATGTTTAATGCTGTGTGTCCAAAGCTAGAGTGGGGAGGCGTTAAGCTTGATTCTCTGGAAGAAGAATTGCTAAACATTCGTCGTGGGATTATCTACGCAGAAGACGGCTCAGTCATTTATGAACGTGACGGTAAAGGTAATATTAAGGTTGACAGTAAAGGAAACAACATTCCTAAAGTGGACTACCTATACAATCCAGTTGCTTATGTCAAGTTCAACTCTTTAGAGAGTAAGATTCGTGCAACAGCACTTTCCTACACTCAAGAGGCAAGTATGTTCAATATCTTTGGTGCAATGCGTAAAAGCCAAATTGAACAGTTTTTGTTCGTGATTAATGACCGTCGCAATAAAAACGGAACTGAGAAGACTGTAGGACGCAATCAAATCTTGCGTGGTGCATGTCGAGACTACGCCAACGAGTCAAGTCTGTTTCACAGATACAATGGTATTGTGTTTGTATTCTCGACTGAAAAAGAGTTGGATGATTTAATAAATCTACACAAACTTGATAAAAGCTTGTTAAAGATTGTGAAGATGTCTGATAAGGAACATCACTACCAGCGTAAAGAAGCTGTAAGAGGTGTTGTAAAACTCTGGAAAGCTGTTCCAGCAGAAGGTGTAGCTTCCTATAAAGAGGTTTCAGAGGACTTCGATACAATTGAAGAACCTCAGCTTTACATTAAGGCAGTTGGCGATACAGTTGATGGCGAATGTTTTTGCTCATCTCCAGAAGATGTAGCCAAGTCAGTTGCTAATGTTACAGGGAAGACAGTCTATGTTTTCCGAAAAGCAAATTGGAAAAAGATACCAGAAGACTGGATTGAAGTAGATGAGAAGCTCTTGAACGACAGCTTAACTGATGTTCACTGGATTAATCATAACAGGTATATGACACGTATCTATATGAATGGTGTTCTTGACCTTACAAGCAGTTGGATTATCGCCAGAAACTTTACATTCAATAACAGGAAGATTTCTCGTGGTTATTGCTATTCACGAGATACTAACAAAACTATCTTCCTAGAAGGCAATGAAGATGCTGTAGAGGCAATGTTCGGTAAAATCCAATACGTTGCTGCACCATTTGCATACACTTATACTATTAGTGTATTGAAAACTTTGAAAGACTGTCTTGACAACGATACAAAGCTTTACAAGAAAATTAAGAAAGCTGGTGACCGTATGGTTATTAAGGTGACAAACTATCTTTCAAAAAGAAAACAAGAAAACTTCTTGCTTTCTCATTTAGATTGGAATAAAGTGTCACCCATCGAAGTGAGTAAGTTCTTAGGTTTTGATGTAAAATGTGTTCCAGAAGGAACTACAATTTACGATTAAAGTGTTTGACAAGGGGCTTCAAAACCCCTTAAAATAGCATCACAAAATGATTTATTAACTAACAAGAGAGAGAGTAATAAGATGACTACTAAAACTAAAGCACAGATTGACGCAGAAATTTACAAACTGGTTAAAGAAGGTAAGCTGACTAAAACAGCTATTGCACAGAAATTTAATACTTCAACCCGTTCAGTCGGTCGTGCTGTAGAGCGTCATGAAGCAACCTTAAAAGGGAATAAGAAGGCAACTTCTACACCAGCTACGAAGACTTTGAAACAAGTTGCTAAGACTTTTAAAAAGAAAGCTGGCAAACCAGTTGAAAAGGTTGTTAAAGATGCTGTACAGAAAGCTCCAGTAAATAAACTGCATGAAGCTATGCAGAAAGATGACAAGATTGAGTACATGATTACTGGTGACTCTGTAATTATGACTTACGGTTCAGAGTCTGAAATTGTTGAATCTACTCATCCGAACTATCAAGAGATTGTAGTTCATGTTGTGAAAGGTGAGTTTAAGAAAGCCTTTGAACTGATGAACATTCGTAAGTCTATCGAAAACTTCACTCAGGGTGCTATCACAATCAAAGGCGACAAACTATTCTACGGTGCTGTTGAGATGCGTTCTACTCTGGTTGACCGTATTCTTCACATGATGAAGACTGGAGATAAAGGTTTCGAACGCCTTGTGATGTTCTTCGAAAAACTGATGGAAAACCCATCTAAAGATTCCGTAGAACAACTTTGGGGCTTCGTATCTCACCTTGATGTTGAAATTGATGAAGAAGGCTACATCATTGGTTGGAAGAAAGTATCTACTCGTGAAGGCAAGCTGGTTGACTCCCACACCTACAGAGTACCTAATGATTTGGGTAACATTGTAGAAATGCCACGTTGGATGGTTGATAATAACCGTAACGTGACTTGCTCTCAAGGTCTTCATGTTGGTGCTTGGGATTATGTTCGTTGTTTCTCAGGTGATACAATTCTGAAGGTTCGTGTCCATCCACGAGACGTTGTATCCGTACCAACTGATTACAACGATATGAAGATGCGCTCGTCTCGTTATGAAGTTGCAGCAATCGTTGATAGCCAGCGTAATGTTCTGAAAGCATGGGATGGCAAGACTGAAGCTCTACATGTTATCGTTGGTACTGCTGGCGAACTTATTTCTCAGCGTAAACGTGAAATCTAATAAGTAATTCTCTTAAAAGGCTGCTTCGGCGGCCTTTTTTATTTGTATTTTGTGCAGAGTGCTGTATAATTGTTTTCACGATAAACTAAACAGGAGAACCAATGAAGAAATTGATTCTAGGTTTGTGCTTAATGCTTACAGCACACTTATCTTATGCAGTTGACTGCCCAGAGCTATCAATTAGCCAAAAAGTAAACATGTTAAAAGCTTACCAGTATGGTGAGAATAACATGGGTAAAGGTTGGGGTATAACTCTAGCTGCTATAGCCTTACAAGAGTCAGAGTTAGGTCTGAAGGTAGAGAATAAAAAGACACATGATTATGGTATTTTCCAGAATCACTTGAAGACTGTTGTAAAGCGTAACAAAATTAGTCCTAATGTGGCTAAAAAGAAACTCTTAAAAGACTTTGACTATGCTGCAAAGGAAACGCACAAAGAGCTTGAGTTTTGGACAAAGGTACATGGTCAGCCAAAGTCAAAGAAGACTTTACAAAAAGTTTTAGCATCATATAATGCTGGGTATTCGTACAGAATCCCTAAAGCTAAGAAGTATTCTCAAGATGTCTATAACAACATGAAAGTTATCGCTCAATGTGAATTTGCAACAAACATTTCTAAGGTAAATCATGAAAAAATTAAGAAAGTCTGATGAAGTACTGTGTCACGCTTATGACTTACATCCTTATGAGTTAGGTCTTGATTCCTGTGTATGGACTCCAGAACAGTGTAGGGATTTTGAAGACACCGCAAGAGAAGTTGTATGTTCACTCGAAGAGTTCCACACATCAGAGCCAATTGTGAATGTTGTAGATAAAGAGACTGGACAAACTATAGGCGTGAGTCGTGATAGCTTAGTCATAGTCAATAAAGACCTTGTAGAAAAAGGGAATCTCATCTTAGCAGATATTGATGGTGTTCTTACAAATTTTAATCACGAAGATTGCTCAACGGAATTGACTGACGGTTCATTCTCGCAGTATACCAATCTTCTTGATTCTGTAAGAGCAAAGCCGACGTATGTTTTCAATATCATTGATGCAATTGCTAATCATGCTGCTGTTGGACTCTTGACAGCGAGAGGTGAATCTCAGAGAATACCTACTGAGATGTTTTTAAGGCATAACACAGAGCATGACTACATGCTTTTTATGCGTGGTTTTGGGACTAACTCTATAAGTGCAGAAAGTTTGAAAGTGAGGATGATTCAGTCTTGCATTCTGCCTTACTTTAATATAGTATGTTTTATAGAAGACACAGAGAAGAATGTGCAGAAGGTGAACAGAATCCTTCCACACATTAAAACCATGTTAGTTAAACATTGAGAGAAAACTTATGAACAATATCATTACGGTAGCACTGGACGATACGGTAAACAAATCTGCAATAGTTCGTAAAATGATTCAAGGTAACTTTGAAGGTAAAATTTTTCGTGCTGTTAATGTAAAAGCTGATGGCAGCATTCGTGAATATCGTGCATTATTGAATGTTAAAAAACACGTAAAAGGTGCTGGTTCAACGACTGCACACAAAGAAAACCTGATGACTATCTATGATATGGGTAAGGCTTCAGAGTTAGGTGCTGAAGGTATCGTTAAAGAAGGTGCTCCGTATCGCTCTTTCAATCTGGAAACTACTCTTATGCTTTCCTTTACAAGTGGTTCTAAAACAATCACTTATCTCTTTACTGATGCTGCAACGGTATCTGCTATTAAGGATAGCACTGTCAAAGCTGGCGTAGTTGCTGCTGCAAAAGCTTCTTCGATGGCTGCGAATATCCTTGCTAAAGTCCTCGGTTAAGGTTAAGATACAGGCTCCTTCGGGAGCCTTTTTCATTTTAGGAGATTGTTAAATGACATTTAAAGAGTTCTGTCAAGCTACTTTCATAATTGTTTTCTTAGTTGGTGCAGGTGTCTGGGGAGGATACTCTTACAGAGACTATCAAGTTGCTGAAACTGAGCTAAACAATCAAAAGCTCATAAGTGTTGCTAAAGATGCTTATCAGGAAGGATTAGTCACACTGAGCACCAATTACAAAAATGATTTGAAAGATGTGCTTGCTAAGAATAAGCATACAAAAGAGGTACTAACATATGAAAAAACTAAGCCAGAGTTTTATAATGTTTGTGTTACTGATAACTATGTCAGGGTGTTCAACGAACAAAGTGAACAGTACATTCAAAAACTCCCAAGTAAGTGAGAGCGATAAGTACACTCAAGAAGAGTCACGGTATATCATCAAAGGTAACACAGGCAGTGATGTAGCAGCAGCCCTTGAGTTCTATCGTGACGGCTTTTACCAGTGTACAATCAAAGCTAATAACCTTATTGACATGATTTTATTAGGGAATAAGCAGCAATGACAGAGAATCAAGATACTTTCTATGTAGAAGGTTACTTACTGTTACCACGACCAAAAGAAACTTATATGCGAATTGATTTCTCACCAACCATTATGGATAATGTGATGTGCCATATCTTTATGCAAGGTGTCACAGCACAACTTAAGCATGTTGGCAAAGAGTGCAAAATAAAGGTTGACACTCATCCAGAAATCAAAGAGAATCACTACACATGGTTCTTACCAGACTCTAAAGAAATCTTAGCAGTTCTTAAAACGAGGAAATGATTATGCAATTCCAGCCAACAAATCGTGGATTTTCTTATGCAGAATTTAAAGATGCTAAAGGGGAAATTTGTACTTTACAAGAGAGTTCATCATACGAACCATGTATCTGGTTAGGTGCTAAAGAGGTCTCTGTTCAGTACCTAGATAATGGCTGGAAAACACTTGATATTCCAGCATTAGTAGGCAAAGATTTTGTAGGTAACCAAAGAATGAAACTCAATCAAGAACAGGTAAAAGAACTGTTGCCGTACCTTCAATACTTTGCTGAAAATGGTGAATTACCAACAGAGGAACTTACAAATGCAGATTAATGGAAGAGACTTTGTAGCCGTTTACTACGAGAACAATAAAGAAGTTGGTGTAGCACAAGTAACTTATGGTAATGGTAAGTGGTTATACGGAACAATCGCAGTAGTTGGAACAAGAAGTGATACAAAAACTTTTAAAGATTGTGTTGACCTTCTTGAAGAATCCATCCACAATCATTGGTGTCTGATATGGATGACCGACAACGAAGTGATAGAACGCTTCAAAAAGATTGGTATCAACATTGATAGTATTGAGCATGTTGATTTATATGAACTAACTGAGAAGGTAAACTATGAAAGTAATACTGGCCAGAGATAAAAAGACACGGAAAATTATCCGGTCAGCAGTATCCATTGGAAGAAATGAAGTGATTCCTTTTACAGCAAATGATGTGATAATCTACAGGAAAAAATTAGCATTCAGTTATTGCTTACGTGGCTTTATCTCCCAGCCATTGGAAGACTTTAAAAGTCGTTGTGGTAAAGGTATCATCATTCAAGAGGCAATTATCAATGGCTGACTTCTGCAAAGACTGTTCTATCGAAATGTTCGGACGTGATACAGGTGACTTAAAAGGTCTCATCACTGAAGATGACTTTAAAGCTGGTTATGCAATGCCAGTAATCTGTGAAGGATGTGGGTGTATCTGGGTAGACCACGAAGGGCAACGTGTAAAACCTTCTGAAGACAAAGAATCTTGGGAGAGATGTTAAGATGGGTATTGTAAAAATCATCAATGGTGATATCTTTGCTGCATTTGATAAAGGTAAGTTTGACATCATTGGTCACGGTTGTAATTGTATGAATTTAATGGGTGCAGGTATCGCTGACAAGATTTCTAAACTTTACCCAAAAGCATATGAGACCGATACAGAAGTTTACCTATATGCAGGTGGCATAGGTCACAAACCCTGTGAAAATTTACTGGGTAATTTCTCTGTAGCACGTTTAGAACAAGGCCGTATAGCTAACCTTTACACTCAGCTTAAGACTGGTAAAGATGCCCGATACAGTGCTTTAGAGTCATCTTTGAAGCAGCTTAACAGATACTGTGAAGTCAACCAGTTGAAGAAGGTTGGTTTACCTATGATTGGTGCAGGTATCGGTGGGCTAGACCCTCAAGCCGTCACAGTTATCATTAATCAGGTGATGAAGAGTGTAGATGTGTATCTTTATGTCTACGAAGGAGAGATGTACCACAAGTTACGCTCAGGTTGGAAGAACTACTGTGAACCAGAATACTTTGCAGGTGTAGCAGTGTTCACAGATAACGCAGTTACCCTCTTCAGACGAAGAAAAGGTAAGATACATCAAAGTAACCCTCCGGTTGAAAAGATGTCTCTAAGTAACGCTCTAGTTACCCACCTGTCGAAGAGCAATCACAGGATTGCAGTAACATTTGGCAGTGATGCAGATGCTTACATCTATGCAAGAACTGATGAGGATATCGAGACAGTTTTCTCTTCACCAGAAGTTACCTTCTTAGACGCAAAGAACTAAGAAACTCCGTAGAATATTCACAATAGTCTAAGCCTTCCTTATCTGGTAAATTTTTCAGGTAAGGAGGGCTTTTTCATTTCAGATTTGTGCAGGTAGAGTTCTGTAGAGAAATCTGTAGAGAGAATTTTAAACTCCAAAGAGAAAATTCATTTTCAAACTGTGTAGGTAATCTCCAAAGAGCTTTTTCATTTTCAAAACGTGCAGAGAAAAATCAGGTCGGGCAAGAAAAATCATTTTAGAATTGTGCAGGTAGGTGGGGATGTCGCCATTTCTCACAAGGCTACCACATCTAAAAAGAAAAGTCAACAGAAAAATTTGTAGCGGATTGAAAAATAATTCTTGATTGTAGTTCTGTTTTGTGGTAGTCGCGTGCGCCCGTTTCATTACAGTTTTTTGCAAAAATATTTTTAAAATCCCTATTGACTCTCTGACTATGGTTATTTAATATTTGCATCAACAGGGGGGCGATGACCTCCCAACTAACTAACCTTAAACTAGGAGATTCAAAAATGGCTTATCGTGCACCTAAATTCATCAATAAAGACAACTTCCGCAACGCACTGGAGAAGACACTTGATGAAAAATTTAACAGCAAATTGATTGTTGTTCACGCATATAATTTTAAGTATGATATTAACGGGAACAGAATCAACCATTACACGGCAACAATGTTAGATGGCACACTTTCAAGTGAAAAAGCCATTATCAATGCACTTGCAGGACGTGGGAAAAACCTGATAAAATGCGATAAGAGACGTTATCAGGGTGGCGCATATGGCTATGATGATGCTGTTTATCATCTTGAAAATATGGGCTATTCAGTGGAAAAAGCTGGAGTGTCTCAAATAATCGGCAGTGACGGCTATGTGACAATTTTCAAAATTAACTGATAAAGTACTTTACAAGGGGCTTATAGTTCGATAAAGTAAGCCCCAGATAAAGAGCTTTACCACTAAATCCTAAATTGGAGATTCCAAAATGGCTATTATCAAAAACGTTGTAATTCATGCAAAAACTCGTGATGACGCTCGCATCATGGCGAAAAAGTTAGGCGGGAAAGTGATTGACAACGGGAAAAAATCTGCTGTAAGATGGGGCGTACAGGTTGATAAACGTTTAATCTTAAAACGTAGTTCAAACAACCTTTTTAAAGGTGTAAAATCACTCGGTAAAGTGAACGTCTTTACCAAAAAAGGCTATAAAATGCACTTATCATTGACTGGCAATTTAATCTGATAAAGTACTTTACAAGGGGCTTAAAAGTTGTTACCTTAAGCCCCAGATAAAGAGCTTTACCACATTAACCTTAAACTAGGAGATTCTAAAATGAAATTATCAAATAAAGTTAGGGAAAATCTAAGCAAGTTACTCAACAAAATTGATTTTATCGAGACCTCAAGAAATACTCATGAGGTTATGGAATGGTTGCACGGGAAAATAAATGGCCGTCGTGTAGTGATTTGCTTATGGAATAGTTGCAGGGAGTATAAAAAACCTGTATTACAAATTAATATTTATGACGATACTTTTAAAAGCCCTGTTAAATCTAAAAGTGACTTATTAGAATCTTATGAGATAACTTTAAATGGCAAGGTATCACGCAAAGAGGTAACACCATGTTAATGATGGGGACAACTGCAATCATCGCCATTATAGCACTTTATAAGGCTTACAGCGCCTACAATCTGGCAAGTAAGGCAATTACGCAACAGGTTAATAATAGCCTTGTAATGAGTTTTCTGGAGCGTTTAAGTGATGAACAAATAAAACGGTTAGAAATGAGCTTCAGATTTCAATCAAAAACTTATCAAATCAGCGACATTTTCAAAGATAATTTTCAGCTTGTCGATGATTATAACTCCCTGATAAATGCTTTAAATATCAGTGACTTAAAAGACTATTACACTGTAATTGTCCAAGAACTGAACAAACGAAAAAATTTCTCTTGATTTTAGTTTTAAAAACAAGTAAATTACTAATCAACGGGGAGGGAATGACCTTCCCCACTAAATAAAGTCCTTAAACTAGGAGACTCGAAAATGTATACTACTAACAACGGTCGTACTCTAAACGTAACTTTACGGCACTATGTAGACGGTGTAATGCACTTTGAGGATTTACGGGCTGAACAGCACATTTTGGATTGGCAACTTGCAGGATTCCAAAAAACTGTTACAGGATACGGTAAAAAGATTCCAACCAGTTGGAAGGTACACTATGAAGGACGTTTGCGCAGAATTTATCAGGATGTATGTAGCAATAGTGCATCGAGTTACATCATAGTAAAAGGTAAAAAACTGCATTTAGTGTAAAGTACTTTACAAGGGGCTTATAGTTCGATAAAGTAAGCCCCAGATAAAGAGCTTTACCCCTAAATCCTAAATTGGAGAACTTAAAAATGGCTATTAATAACCGTGAGTTATCAATCTTAAAAGCACGTTTGACCGTTAACCGGATTAATGTTATCACGTCATCAGCGCCTGATGAGACATTGCACAACATTATCGGGAAGATTCAAAGCGTTATCTTAGACGTTGAAAACGTAAAAAAATCATTGGCTGACGTTGCAGCAGGTATCACGCTAGACGGTGCACAATACGAAATGGCTGACATGTTGGGCAAATCTAAGGTAATGAATAAAGAGCTTGATTTAAAAATGTTCAGATTCGCTGTGAAAGTATGGCTATCCGTCGAGTATGATGCTAATTATGCAATCGCTGACTTTTTCGCCACTTGGTTGCAGCGTAATTTGACAAATCACGATTTTCGTAATATCTGCGATGCAATCTATGCAGAACTTTAAAAAATTTTCTTGACACTGGTTTTTATGTAGGTTAAATTACACATCAACGGGGGGCGATAACCTCCCCACTAAATAAAACCCTAAACTGGAGATTCTAAAATGGCTATTATTAACGGTTTAAACATTGAAACTACACACATCAAAGATATTAAAGTTGGTGATGCAGTCCTCTTTCACGGCGTAGAAAAAACCGTCACGGCGAAAGACATTACAGAGGATTCATTCATGGGTCGGTCGCTCTTCGGTGATTCCTATTGCTTAGGTTACCGTGCGGTTTTAAAAGTTGTCAAAAATAATAAATAAAGTACTTTACAAGGGGCTTAAAAGTTGTTACCTTAAGCCCCAGATAAAGAGCTTTACCACTAAATCCTAAACTGGAGATTCAAAAATGAAATGCTTTCACGGTACTACCCAAGAAAACTTCCTCAACCTGATTAATAACGGTGATAAGCCATCAGGTGCATGGAATTGTTCGGACATGGACGGCAATTTTTACGTGTATCCAGAAAATAAAATCTACGGCGACGATGAGGAAGAGATAATCTCTGAAGGCATACAGCAAGCGTTAGGCAATGCCACTATTACAGCCGCTTTCCAGATGAAAACCCAAAATATTGTTATCTTGGAACTTGATATCCCAGAGGATGACCTGAATGATGATTATTCTTGTGATAATATGTCTGGCGTAGCAAGTTTTACAGAATACTTCGATTTAAATTGGATTAAAAAGGTTTATGTAACCGAGTTTAACGCTATGTATTCGCCTTTTTGTCTTCCTTCACTGGATAACCCAAATATGAATTATCTTGATGAGACATTAAAACTACTTGCTAAAAGTGTTCAACAATCGGACAGTATTCAGGTTTTTTGTGACATCATGGACACACTAACGGAAAACATCGCAGAAGAGGATTTGAAGAGCTTTTTCTAATAACCTATACAATCACCTTATAAACACTATTCAGCCCCTTGTAGGGGCTTTTAAGAGGCTTAAATCATGCTTACAACCGTTTATCTTATCCTTTCTATATGTAATGGTCATTCATGCGATTTTAAAGGGCTTGAAGATTTTACAGGAAGTAAAGAAAATGCTATTCAAGTTTGCCAGATAGCGAGACAAGACTATCCCGCAAGTGATGATATTCAGTGTTACTTTAAGACAGAAGATGAAGACGGTATCTATTTTGACAGTGTAGATGGTCAGTATGAAATTATCATTGAAAAAGACTAGACAAGCCTGATAAAAATCTGTAAATTGTCAATCAACGGGGAGGGGATGACCTTCCCCACTAAATAAAATCCTAAACTGGAGATTCAAAAATGGCTTATGTAACCGTAATTACCGATAAAGCTGGCGCATCTTGGTCAACTCAAGTAAGCGATAAGATGTCACCTATGCAGTGCCTAAAGTACTTTGAGCAATGGAACAAAGGCGAGGATGTCAGCCCCTTTCAAGTAGTGCAGATTATCCATACAGATAACGAAGGGAAGAAAACTGTTTTGAATAGTGAGTACTACGCAACCAGATTTGAAACGAGATGTAAAGCAATGAAGCTCTTGCGTGAGTCTGGTTATTCTCATATTGCGGCAATAATCTGGGATGACTTGCTAAAAAGTCAGCGTATCAGCTATGTAAAACCTGAAAAAATATTCATCAGTTAATCAATAACTTACAAAAAACTTTTAAAAAAGTGTTGACAATGCCCCTTGACATTGGTAACTTTGTTCGAGGGGGTTTATCTAAAAGGGATTAACTTAAAAGATTCTTTATAGATAAACTTAAAAAATTGCTTGCAATCAGATATCAAAACAAGTAAATTACTAATCAACGGGAGGGATAACCTCCCCACTAAGTAAAGTCCTTAAACTAGGAGATTCAAAAAAATGAACAAGTTCAAAGCTATCAACTTCATTCGTTCAAATAGTGTTATGTCAAAGCCTGTTAAAGACACCTATGAATTTCGTTGTAATGGTGTACATTTTGCAACAATCACCAAATCAGAAAACGGGGTTTATTACGTCCATCGTCGTAATGTTTCTACTGTTGTAGTTTCTCACTTTATGCAAGCTGTCGCGGAACTTCTCCCGATGTTTTTAGGTCTTTACTTAGATGAGTGTAAAAACGTTCACAATCACGTTAAAAACCTTTTAAACAGTTATAAAATGGCTTATGAACGCTCTATCAAGTCCTTAAACAAGTTTTACAAAGCACCTGAAAATACTGTGTCAATAGCCTATGGTGTAAGCGGTGAAATGGTAAACTTATCAAATGTGGAAGAAATCAAGCTGCATGATTTACGCCCTAGCGGTTACTCTAAGACTCTAGGTGAAGGTTTAACGTTCAATATCAAGAACTTAGAGAAAACTTTAAAAGATATTGAAAAAGATATTGACGAGACAATCAAAAATCTGTAAATTGTCAATCAACGGGGAGGGGATGACCTTCCCCACTAAATAAAGTTCTTAAACTAGGAGATTCTAAAATGGCAACTATCCGCGCTACTGTAAACGCTTATGGCTGTTATACTCTGGACGTTAAATTTGATATTGGTGGGACTGATGAATGTTTTTCCTTAGTGAAGACAGTTATCAAGCAAGTAATCCCAGATTATAACCCTACTGATGACTTCTGGAAAGATGCCGTAAAAGAGGCCATAAACGATGAGCATCACTATCATTACTGGGGTGATTTGATTGTCTCCCTGTACTACAATAAACAAGGTTACAACTAATCAACGCAGCGGGGCTATTTAGCCCCAGATACCTGAACAGCCCCTCATAGGGGCTTTTTTACGTCTATGTAATAGCCTCTATACAACCCCTTTCCTTTCCTTTCCAGAATCTTACTAGACCTTAAAAGCAATAACTCTATAGTCTACTCTATAACCTCTTATCAAATCAACTTAAATATAAGCCCATAACCCGAAAGGGAAGGGCAACCATTTAAACGCTCTATAAAGCCCTATAACAGCCTTATCAACCTAACTTAATGGGTTGCATTAACTCACCCTTAAAAGCCCTTCCTAGAGCTTCTCAGAGCCTTAAAAGAATCTTATAAGGGTGTAAGCTTTACCATCTCGTTAGTTCCTTGTGAATAACTAAAAAGGGCTTGTTAGTGTCTTAAAAGTATGTTATAGGGGCTATAAAGTTACTTTGAAGTTGCTTAAAAGTTACGTAAAAGGGGCTATAAAGTTACGTAAATGCTAGCCCCCTTAACATTTTCTTAACAATTTCTTAACAATCCCTACATAGTTATGCTTTTAAGACACTTGTTAGCAACTTGTTAGCCCCTTGTTAAATCTCTGTTAAGACCACGTAAAAGCCTTGTAAGAGTCTTTGACATAGCCTTAAAAGCTCCTGTAAAGCTCTATAAAGAGCTATCTGTACAGTTGGGGTGTAACTACTAGGAAGAGGCTTAAAAGAGCTTATAAAGAGCTATAGAGAGCTTTTAAGAGGTATGTTTAAGGAATCACTAGGGATTGGTAACAATACCAATTAAGAAAGGAAGGGAACGATAAGAAAGAGAAGTTGTGTTTGAACCAACCACTGTGACCATGTTAACAGCTTGTTAAAAAGATTAAACACTTGTTAGAAACTTGTTAATTATCTTAACAAAATAACTCTTAAAAATTAACTTGTTAGCTCTTGTTAGTCATTTGTTAAGCCTCTGTAAAGACTATTCAGCACTTGTTAGAAAACTGTTACAGTCTTGTTAGTTCTGTTAAGAAACTGTTAAGACCTTTGAAGAGTTGTTAAGAGCTTGAGAGAGTTGTTAAGAAATTGTTAAGGATATTTTAAAATTTTGCAAAGTACTTGTAAGGGAGCTGTTAAGGGCTACCAAGCAGATATACATCATGAGGTAGATTCTACCGAATCAACTCTACAGATATTTTTCAGTTCCTTCAAAGACCCTAAAAAATGACTTGATAGTCCTATTTTATAAAAATTTTAAAATTCTGAATAATTACCTATACAGCCTTTTAAAAATACAGGTAATAACAGGCTTATAAGATACCTTGTTAGTACCGTGTTAGACCTTGTGAGATAAGGTCTGTAAAGATATTCCTGTTAAGTTTGTTAAAACAGTCTATATAGAGGCTTAGTAATACCTAGTGAACACCTATAGAGAGTGTCATAGCTAACATAATGGGTTACTGTTAAGTAACACAGATAACCTAGAGATTAAGAGGTGTATAGGAGCTTCTAAGAAGGTGTAGAGAGATGGTTAAGGTGATTGTATAGGCTGTTAAGAAGGCTTGTTAGAGGGCTAGTTAGAAGGTTTATACAGAGGGCTATTAAGACCACTAGATAGTTACTAAGATACTATATAGTACTATATAACTATATAGAGAGTAAGATTAAGAAGGTTGTTAAGAAGGGTAGATATTTTGTTCACATATGATGGTGACCCAGAGGTTGGGACAACCGATAAAATTTTATAAAAATTAAAAAGCCCCCGATTAAGGAGGCTCTTAAGATATTTTAAATCAGTGTTTCTAGAACTGTTTTTAATGATGACTTGGTTGTCTGATAAAAATGAGTGAATCCATTGTTTTTATCGAATACCTGCATCATGACATCATCTCCCTTGATTGGGTACACTCGGATACCATAGTGAAACCCATTAAAGATAGCAGAACCATTACAGAATACACTAAAATCATCCACTGAGATATACTCTTCATGTCCTGTGATTTTTATACAGACACCTTTACTCGGTCTCTTAGGATTGATGTCTTCCATCACAGACATACTCTGTCCACCAAGAGAAACCATAGTGACCACTTTACGGTTCTTCTGTTTAAAGTACATCTTAACTTTCTGCAAAGTATCTTCATAGAACGGATAAGACTTCTCTACAAAGATTCCTTCAAGTGGCTCTTTACCATTTTTAACTTCTCTGTAACCCCGTACTGCAAAGACAATCTGTTTTAATCTGTCAAGACTTTCTTCAGAGAGTGCTTCTTGAACATCACTCCAGTCAAGTACTAGGTAGTTACCTTCAACATCTTTTAAGTTATCTTTTTCCATAGCTATCACACCACTATCGTAAAACTTGGTAAGCTGGAACTGCGAATTTATTACTATTGTTCTTGATGAGGTCATCCTCTGAAACTAAAAATGTAATACCACATAAGTGTCTGTAACGACTATCATACTCGAATATCTTAAACAGATATTTACCATCATGATAAACCTGTTGCACTTCACCTTCTGCAACAATCTCGCCTGTAATAAAATTTTTTAGTTTATACACATTACCAACCTTAGGTACTGTTTTCATCTCAGGCTCTTTTAGTGCTACACCTATTTTTACATCACCGAGTAAATGAGAACTCTCAAAAGCTACGTGTTTCATATAGGCTTCTGAGCATTCCCAGATAAAACAGTGTACAAGAACCTTAGCAGCATGTCTTGAACAGTCTAACTTATCACAAATTTCTGTGTACATCTCATCTTTAGTTGAGTTGTCAAGCATTGCTCTTTGCACTATCTCTTTTACTTTCATAAGCTCTCCGAATAACCCTATTAAGCATCTCTAAAGTCAGCTTTCCAGATTCTAAATGTGGCATGATGAGTTTTAAAGCTTTTTCAACATCATTCACAACATCTATTATACCTTCTGCATAGGCTTCTACAAGGATATCTTTTACGTTTTGTTGGTTACCTTTTTGTGGTATCACTAGACGCATATCAAAATCATTTGCTTGAGGATGGTCACTGCCACGCCAATAACCCTCTTTGTTAAAGCTGATGTAGTTACCGTGGTAAAAGTGTATACCATTAACTTTAAACTTTTCCAGTACAAGGCATTGAATGGGGTATTCAGTATCCCAATCCCTGACTCCTAGAGCCTTCACTGTTGCGATATACTTCTGTGTTTTTGCATCTATGATGTCAAGTTCTTGACCAGCAATGATTTGCATATTCGCTACCTTCTAAGTTTCTACAAAGGGGCTATCAAGTAACCCCTCAAGTTATTACTCAGACTTTTCAGTCTTCTTATCGGATTTCTTACTAGTCTTCTTCTCAGCTTTCTGCTCAGGTTCCTTCTCAGGAGTTGCTTTGATAACCATATCAAGAAGCTCTGACAAGTCACTCTTCAGCAAAGTAACAGGCTGCTCATTGTAAAAGTTTTTGTCAAGATAAACTTTGAACTCTTCTATAGAAGGAAATCCAAAAATTGGTACAGGTGTCTTAATCATTACTTAGTCTCTCCATAGGCATCTTTTAAGATTGCCTTGTTAATCATTTCAGCGATTGCAAAACGAACACATACAGCTATAATTGTAGGTTGCATTCTTTACTTACCTCTTCAAGTTTAACCTCAGAATCCTTAAGTCGTTTCTTATGAACTCTGAACCTCATTAGTGAGATGATGATACCAGCTAAAGGAACAACATACAAGTACCAGATATCATGTAGCTTTGCAGTAATCTGTGTAATTGTCAAGTCTTGAGCTATGTAGCTGATTGCTGATACAGCTAGTAATGTTGCTAAGAAGAACACTAGTATCATAACAATATTTAGGCAGCCTCTGGCATGATATTCATGCTTAATGCACTTGTTCTTTTCGTCAACAACCCTGTTGTAGTCGTTTGTAAAGTCTCTGTAGAAAGCTTTCAAGTATTCTTGACTGTAGCCCTCAAAGCAACCTGTACCGTACCAATAATCACCACCAAAATGTGCTATGATACCGGTATCTCCATTCGGTTTGGTTACTCTAAGAGAAGTATGATGACCAGTCTTCTGGTAATCTATTTTGTATCTTTCTTCGTAAATCATTTCCCAACCCCTCTCAATCGTTTGTTCCACTCAAGGTCAACAAGCCTTTGCAGGACTTTCCCTCTAGGTGTTACACCTTTTAAATCTGCATCGTAGCAACGGTAAAAGTCACCTTCAGCGTGTTTACCATAGCATTTTCTGATATTCTGGCTTCTGCGATACTGCTCTAACAGGGATAGTTTGTAGTAATCTTCAACTGTAGTTAACTTTTTCATTCTTTCACCATAGCGTTTCTGAACTGGCGTTGTGTTTCTCTTGTAATTTCGTTTGGAGTAAACCCTGCTTTTAGCATATCTCTGAAAAGAACTTCTAAATGGTTCCTCTCAATGATGTAAATAGCATTCTGAATAGCTGTTTTACGCTCCTTCAGGTCACTACTAATTTCTTCGCACTTACTGGTAAGCTCTGTGTCAACTTTCTTATAGACTGGCATAACATGTGTGTAGCAACCTTTATTAGTCTCCATGAAAAATTTAAAAGATTCTTCAGAGTCCTTTAGAGCAATCTCTATAAAGTTTTTGTAAGCACCTGTGAAAGATAAGGAATCAATCTCAGCAGTTGAGTATACAGTCCCTGCACACAGTCTTGCAGAAGTACTAAATGTGTGGTTTGGTGTTGTGTCAAAGTCTAAGTTCTTCAGTGGTCGGAAATAAACTGTACCATTGTGTGAGATGTGTGTTACAACAGCCTCAACACTCTTTGAAGGATTCTGTTTAACATACAAAATAATTTTATCGTGTTCTTTCACTTTAGCCATATCTATTCTCCAGAAACTAAAAAGGGAACTACCTCTCGATAGCTCCCATCATAGTCAATATTGTATACTCGGTCAAGAGTATTTTTTAGGCAGTAATGCACTGCGCTTGTTACTCTCTTCACTCAATAGTGCAATGAAATCATCACTTTTACCTTTCCACGGGCTGAATGAAGGGATATGTTCGCGGATAGCCTCAATCACTGTCTTAAGTGCTGTGTTCTTCATCCACCAATCAGAATCTGCTGATGCTACCACGTAGTATCCACCATCATCAGTTAAAATTGGCTCTGAAATACATGGTGAAATCAAAGTGGTGATAATTGAACCATTGTTCATGTAGTATGTGCGTTTCATAACCTTTTCAAGAAGCTTGTGAAGGTCGCCAAACAATGTTACAAGTTCTTTGTGGTCAATATCTTTTTCGAGGTTTGCTCGATACTTCAATAGTGCAGCATCAACCTCTCTGTCATTGAACTTGAAATATTGAACTTCTTCAACAAGGCAAACACTGATGTTGTTAACATTCATAGTCAACTTGCAAACTTTTGCAGGAGAGTTGATACTTGGTTGAAAAAGTGCAATACAACCTTCAATATTTCCAAAATGTTGTACCAGTGTTACTTGTGGAGTGATATTCTGTTGCTCTTCGGACATTACAGTTTCCTCATTAAATACTTTTTAAGTTGTGTGTTAGGTTTCTCAAAAACTTCTATAGAAGATATCTTGACAGATTCACCACGCATACCAGTATGTTTGAATATGTAGTACTCTAACATCCCTATATACTTTGCTGGTAAGTCATGCTTGACATACACCGTTACAGAATCTTCAAATTCAACGACCTTTGTACCATCTTTGTAGTTAAACTCTTTAGGATGGTTGTAGTTGTCTATGTCGTACATTAAAAAGAGTCTTTTACGTTGTAAGTCAAGCTTATTTGTTAAAGACTCTTTGATATCTGAGAAGTTTTTGTAAACTGTGACATGGAGCTTACTCATCGTTAAACTCTCTGACGAAGAAATAGTTGACTTTATTATTACCTACCATAAGGTCAAAGCAGGTATTCTCAAAAGGTTTGTTGTAGGCATCATATGAAACGTATGGGTCAGATACTTGCTTAGTACTTAACTTCTTACTTGAAGGGTTTAAGAGGCCACCATACAGCTTCTTGATAGCCTCTTCTACAACAGACCAGATAATTTCGTCAGTAATTTCTTCGTACAGGTCTAGTTCACGCTCTAGTGAGAAGTCACAAATAGGGAAAATAACCTGTACTTTACTCATTAACGAATAACCTGTGAGACTTGAATTGCTTCAGTTACTGATAAGTCACCCACTTTCTCTTCTTTGATAAAAGTGAAGGTGAGTTCAACAGGTTCTTCCGCTTCTTCTTCTTCTTCTTCTTCTTGCTCAACTGGAACACCATTAAGCTCATCAAAGATTGATTGAGTTGTCCAGTCTTCTCCACCATCTGGATAATGGATGGCGTAAAGAGGAAACTCCATATCATACCAGCCAAATACAGGACAACCATCTGCATCATCTCGCATTCTGCGAAGGGTGCTACCTGAGCCTGTAAAGCGAAGACTGATATTTCCATTACACTCAAAAATCACTGCGTCGGCAAGTCCGGCATCTTCTCGACCATCATGGCCAAAAGTGTCAACTTTTACTTGAATCTCTTTATTCATAAAAACCTCTCTCTGCTTGTTCGATTTTTGCTCTTAAAACTTCACATCGTTCTATGTGATATCTGGCCTCATGCTCATGTGTTGCCAAAGTCCTTTCAAGAACTGTTTTATAGTAACTCGCAAGCTGCTCTCTTGTCAAGGGGTGTTCTGAAATAATATCAAGGCCACTTTCCCCTAGAGTATTAAACTGCCCGTGTTCATTTACATGGTAAGTCTCAAACTTGAACAGGCCGTTGTTAGCAGATTCAATAGGTGAGAGTTCAGCCAACTCAACAGTGAACATTGTGTGCACCCTATCACCAACTGTAACAATGTTACTCCCAATAATTCGCACCATAGAGCCATTACGAGTGTACTTAAAAGTTCCAAAGTCACTAGCCCAAAGTTTCATAGTTTTCTCCTTAGAAAATAAAAAAGGCTCCCGAAGGAGCCTATGAAGATATTACTTTGGGTATACACTGTCAAGATAAATGTCAGCTTCCATTCTACGTCTGTTTTTCAGTCCGTTTGAAGTGACCTTCTGACCTTTGACTGTAACCTTGTTCCACCACTGCATAGCTTCTGCACAACCTACCTTATTGCCAGCGTTGTGGCGCTTGATAAATGTAGAGTCCTGCATAGCTGTGATACCAATGTTGTATGTTTCACTTACAAGTGCATCAAACTCGTTCTGAGAAGTTGGAACCTTGATGGCTTTGTTCACTGCTGCAACGAACTTTTCAACATCTGCGAGAAGATACTGTTCAGCTTGTTCAGCGGTAATCTTCATACCCATCTTAACAGGCTTCCCACCAATACGAATTGTCCCATACCCAATTGTGGGGATTCCAGCAGAATCTTCGTAAGCCTCAAGCTTAAGACCTTCAAAGAACTTAATAGCTTCTAAACCTTTTCTTGAGAGTTGCATTATGCCTCCCCTGCTGGGTTAACGGTAACTGTTGCCGCATTAGATGTTACAGGGCCACCTGCGCCAGTAACTACACAGGTGTAGCTTCCTGAATCAGCAGCGGTTGCACCTTCTTTGGTGTAAGTTGCAGTAGTTGCATCGAGGATGTCTTCCTCACCTTTCTTCCACTGGTAACCTGTCGCACCTGTTGCCACAACATTCAGCGTTAAGGTCTCACCTTCAGTGATTTCTTGATTTGCTGGCTGTTGAGTGATTACTGGAAGTGCATTCACAGTAACTGTTGCTGCATCTGAGGTAACACTTGTTCCAGTCTCTCCAGATACAACACAAGTATAAGAACCAGCATCAGAAGGTGCTACAGACTGTTTTGTGTAGGTTGCAGATGTGGCACTAGTGATATCCTCACCATCCTTTTTCCATTGATATCCAGTGGCATTAGTTGCAATAACACTTAGGGTAAGTGTGCCACCTTCATTTACTGTTTGGTTGGTTGGTTGCTGAGTGATTGATGGTGGCTTGATAGCATCCTTCAACTTAGCATTCAACATTGAGAACGGTTTAACTCTTGCCAGCCATTCACAATAAACTGTGTCAACGTCTTTACCATTGATAATTGCATATTGTAAGTCCATGAAGAAGTCAGAAGTTCTCATTTGAGCACCAACGCTGTAAAGCAACTCATCACTAAATGGGACTTTATAGTCTGGTTTGTAGTCAAATTCCTCAACTTCTGCGATATCAGCTTCAGGCCAATATGAGCTATAGGTTAGTGGTAAAATGGCCTCTTGATATGTCCTAAAGTCATATCTCTTACCAGCCTTTACATTTGCAATGAAGCCCTTCACAAACTCTTTGAAGTCTGGGTAAGTCTTTGCTTTAATCATTTCTTTTTAGCCTCTAAATGTGCGTTTAGTCTAAAATAACCTTTGTGATGTGGAGATACATCACCAACAACAATACCTTTAACCTTATAATCTTTACCAATTACATACTGGATATCCATAAGGAATCTTCCAAGTCCAACAATATGGAACATTGGATATAATAGATTCTCAGAATCTGGAATATTGATTTCAGGTTTGTAGGTGCGTTGTTCGATTGTTGGTGTAATATCTTCTTCAGGCCATTTACTGAGTCTCCATGTCAAAGGTGTTGGGATAACATCATTAAGGTTGTACCTTTCACCATTTTGCACGGAATTGATATAGGATTGTAGGAAGCAATAAAAGTCTTTTGCACTCTTAGCTTTCATTAAATATCCTTATAAATAGTTAAAGGGGCATCAGCCCCTATTCACACTTAAGATTTGGTCTTAAGCAGGTTCTTAAGTTTTTTAAGATTCATACTCTCATCAAACTTAAAACCAAATCCATTGACATAATCAATGAACTCGGATTTCTTACTGAGTGACAATGCGTAACTCATATCAAAGTTCTTACTTGTTTCTGCGTCTGGACTAGAGTTCACATCAAATGAAATTTCTGTAGGCTCTTGCTTACTTTTTCTCATATTATCAACCAACAAACATGTATAGTTTGCTGGATAGAAATTTACACTACCATCAACGTAGCTGTACTTATTATTATGGATAAGGTTTGAAAATACCTTAAGGAATGTTTCTGAGTCGTGGCAAACAAGTTTGAATTGGCTGCTCTCTCCAAGCGCAACTAATGAGTACGGACTTTCACTATCAAAGTCATAATTTGGATTCGATGCCGTTACTGTTACACGCATCAAGTTATTAGCAATAGTCTTCTGTTTAAAAGAATTTTGAACATAGTGAAGACCTCTATCACACTGATTGACTAGCTCTTTAAGCAGGTCATTTGCATATGGCGAATTAATTGATACAGAGCCATCACTATTGTAATTAAAACTTACTGTTAACATTTTTCAGTTCTCCTGCGATTTATAATTTTGCTGCAATAGAGAAACGAAGTAAACTCACTGGAAGAAACCATTAAGTGTTGTTCACTAGATTGAGCCATTGCCCTGAAATACATTCCAGTCAAAGCATCATAGTGACTATTCTTTCCAATTGAGGTTATATAGCCATGACTCTTTGCAGTTTGATATAAATCTATAATATCTGCGATTTCTAATTGGGAACTACACATAGATAATCCTCTTGTCTTCTGTAATTTTGAAAGAACAGGTACAGACCAATTTCAGAGGATGAATAGTAGATTAACTCTACCCTTTTTGATTCCTTACAGTGATTGGTATTCTTACCTTTCTTCGGTTTATTTGATTTTCTCATTAAGTCTCCTTTGTAGAACAAGGCAGACCTACAGCTTTAAGTAAGATGGTACAGTAATCCATACAACAAGTCAAGAACTATTGCAAGTTAAAAAAGTTGTTGACAAAGTACTTGACAAGGTGTAGGCTTCTAAATACTTAGAAGATAACTTAAAAGGTTCCTCTAAAAAGGCTATTTAAACAGATATCTTTCTGGATATCTATCTTTTATCTTAAAAGCCTTTTAAGAGGTCTTATAAGAGGCATACCAATGAAAAACAGAACAAACAAAGGCCAGTTTAAAAAAGGCCAGTCTGGAAACCCATCTGGAAGACCGAAAGGCTCACGTAACAAAAGCTCTCTCGTAAAAGCTCAACTGACCATTGATAATTCTGCTGAGTTTGCTGCAAAGTTGTTTGAGGCGATTGTTACAAGGGACGCTGCTAAGCTTGCAGAGTTCGGGTTAAACACAGACGACGTAACCATCAAGAGCATGATTGAGGTCGGTAAAACTATCATGACTCACTCAGCAGGTGAGATGAAAGCCATTGCAGCAGACACTAAGAAGACTCCTGATAATGGTGGCCAGTCTCAGACAGATAACAAACCAACGTTCTCTGCTGTTGCAACCCTCAAAAAATAATTTTAAAAGATGTTGACAGACTCTATAAAGTTGCTCTAAAGTCTGTCACATCAACAAACAAAATGAGAGAAGAGAGTAAAATATGAGCGAATTATTTAAACATGCGCACCTTCATGTAGGTCGAACTGAAAATGGTGCTGTAAACCATACTTCATCAATGTCTGCTCTTGTAGACTTTTACAAAGCTGCTGGTTCAAGCCGTAGCAACGTAGAAATCTTACCAGACCTGTTCTACAAAGCTTTGCGTGAGGATGTTGATGTTGCAGTTCGTATTTTGCTTCATATGCGAGATGTACGAGAAGGTATGGGTGAGCGTAAAGCCTTCAGAACTGTTTTGCTTCAAGCGATTGAAGATAAAGTTTTAGAGCCTACGCAGGTTCTTCGCATTATGGATAAGATTGCAGAGCTTGGTCGCTTTGATGACTTCAAAATCTTTGTAGGTACTCGTTTCGAGACAGATGCCTTCAAACATTTAGAAGCAGCTTTACTAGACCCTGCAACAGCAGGTTTGGCAGCTAAGTGGTTACCACGAGTAAAACCACGTCATAAGCAGTTTGTAAAACGTTTCTGCAAGTTTGCCAACTTGAGTGAGAAAGAGTACCGCACACTGTTGTCTGCACTATCTGATACAGTTGAGCAAAAAATCTCTGCTAATGAGTTTGGTAAGATTGACTACAGTAAGATTCCTTCTCTTGCTGCTGCACGTTACCAAAAGCTGTTTAACCGTAAAGATGGAGAACGTTACAAAGCTTACATCGAGTCCTTATCAAAAGGTGAGACTAAGATTAACGCTGGTGCTATTTACCCATACGATGTGATTAAATCTGTCAAGCATGGTAATGCAGATGTTGCTAATGAGCAGTGGAAAGCACTACCAAACTGGATGGCAGAAGGTGAAAACATCTTGTGTATGACTGATGTTTCAAGCTCAATGTCTTGGGTGAATCTTGGCTCAATCACCGCCCTTGATATTGGTGTATCACTTGCCTTGTATGTAGCAGAACGCAATACAGGCTGCTTTAAGAATGAGTTGATGGTTTATTCAACAAACCCTCACTTCATCGAACTGAGTGGTGATTTACGAAACCGTCATCGTCAGGTGATGCGACACGTTGAATATGGTTCAACTAACTTACAAGCAGCTTTTGACCGCATTCTTGAGGTAGGTAAGAGAAACAACTTGACTCAGAAAGACATGCCAAGTAAGCTTATCATCTTCTCCGATATGGAGTTCAATCAGGTTGATGGAGCTAACGGTCGTACAAACTTTGAAGCAATTCAGAGTAAGTACAAAAAAGCTGGATACGAAATGCCTCAACTGGTATTCTGGTACTTAGCAAACCGTAATGGTACTTGCGAAGTGTCCGTTAAGGATAACGGTGTAGCAATGGTATCTGGTTTCTCTCCAGCCACTTTAAAAGCTCTGCTTGGTGGTGAGAAGTTTGACCCAATCAGTGTAATGCTCAAAGCAGTAATGATTGACCGTTATATCTGGTAAAAAGTTTTAAAAAGGGTATTGACAATGTGTTTAATACCCTTTAATATGTTCTACATAGAAGCGAAATGAGAGCTTTTCTAAGATACTGAAAAATATTTTAAAAAAGTTCTTGACAATCACTAAAAAATAATGTTAAAGTGGTTACATAGAGTTTGAAAAGTTTATCTCTGTTTAGCTCAGCTTGGTAGAGCGTTCCGTTTGGGGCGGTAAGGCCGGAGGTTCAAGTCCTCCAACAGAGACCAAATTAATGTTCCAGTAGACAAAATGGTATAGTCACCACTCTTTCAAAGTGGATATTTGAGGGTTCAAATCCCTTCTGGAACGCCAGTTTTGACAGAAGACCAATTACAGCAAACTTAATCTTATTCATCTGAAGGTAAATCGGACAAAGAAGAGATTTGGTCTGGTCATTAAGAATTGCGGGTATAGAGAAAGGGCGTCTCACATGTCTCATTAGCATGGTATCGGCAGGTTCGACTCCTGCACCCGCCTCCAAATTTACAGAAGACCGTTTACAGCAAAATTAAATGAAATTTTTAGCGGAAAAAATTGAAAGATACGGTCTGGTAATACTAAACATGGTTAGGAAGCACATAAGGTATGTGCGGTCGCCTGTTAAGCGAATGGCACAGGGTTCGAATCCCTGACTAACCGCCAAATTTAAATGTGTCGTTATCCCGTAGATGGTAGCGGTGGGGACTGTAAATCCCTTGTCATTGAGACTCGGTAGGTTCGACTCCTACACGGCACACCAATAAAGGTTATGTAGTTTAATCTGGTTAAAATACTCCCCTGTCACGGGAGATGATGAGGGTTCGAATCCCTTCGTAACCGCCAATTTTGAGAGGGCTATTTAGCCCCTCCCTTAAAGGGTTCTTACGAGTATTCTTTAAAGGAGCAGAAGACCAAATTCAGCAAGTTACTTAAAATTTCAAGCCAATTCAATTTTGAAAAAATTTAAAACTTGGTCTGGCTCAACAAATTTACAGAAGACCGTTTACAGCAAAACTTAAACAATCTATTTCTCGGTAAAGAAAAGGAGAAGGTTCGATTCCTTCACTCGGCAGATGTCGAGTTGGTGTAATGGTAGCACTTAAGATGATAAACAACGGTCTGGTAATTATCTTTGTAGATAAGTTATTAAGCTTACCTGTGAGTATGCGACCACAAAGGGTGAAAGGGTAAATTCTAGATTTAAACCCAAAAAGGCACATCGCTACAGACCTTAAGCAAGTCTGGGTAGCTTATCTACAAAGATAATTTAATGGAAGTGTAGCAGAATGGTGATGCGGCAGACTTTTAATCTGACAGGCGATGGGTTCGAATCCCTCCACTTCTACCAATATGGTTCAGTCGCAGATAAGGTAATGCAGGGGTCTCATAAGCCCTATGAATGTGGGTTCGATTCCCATCTGAACCTCCAATTGTGGGTTAGCATAAATGGTAATGCAAACGGCTGATAACCGTTAGAAGAGGGTTCGATACCCTCACCTACAACCAATTTCAATAAAGTTGTTGACATTGAGATGTGACTACTTTATAGTAACCTTAGTTTTCGTTGCGTAGCGTCTATTTTGCAAATTTAAAATAAATGCAAACGACAATGTTTTTCTGGCAGTAGCTTGATAGGCTAAACACCAGTGAGGTCTTCCAATCCCTCATCAAAGAATTTGGCGTACTAGCCCACGGTATGATTAATAAGGTGGGCATCTTTAAGGGCTTTCTAAGAGAGAGTCTTTAAAGATTAATGCACCCTTAGTTCAACTGGACAGAGCAAATGACTTCTAATCATTGAGTTACAGGTTCGAATCCTGTAGGGTGTGCCAAATAGTTAGCAGATTACTTAGACGACCTTAGCGGGTCTTCCTGTAGGGAGGTGGTCTGTATCTCATGTTTTCCAGAACATGTAAATAATCTGAGAAGGGGCTTTACAGTGTTGAGATAATACGGTAAGCTTCGAATTATAGTATGGGACGATGTTAAGACTCTAAGGCATGAGCAACGGCTTCCAACACCGTTTCAAAGGGGTTCAACTCCTCCGTCCCATGCCAAAGTCTTATTAGGGGTAGGTAGCGGCTAATGGTAGCCAAACTGTCTTGAAAACAGTTGCCACTGTAGAGATACGGTGAGGGTTCGACTCCTTTACTTACCGCCTAATAAGATTTTACACCGTCCATGCTTGCTCGCATTTTCGGTTTATCCCTCGTGTATTGTCGTACACACTGATAAAGCACCTAGTAGGTGTCACGGAGAAGAGATAATATCAAGCTCTCCAAAGGTTCTAGTCACCGGATTAAACAAGACTATGCAAAGGCCTTTTTAGGTCTTTTTAGAGGGCTTCTAAGGTTATTACAGCTTGTTGTGGAACCTTGTTGCTTAGGTTCTTAGAAGTTCTCTAAAAAGGTTTAATGGGAGATTGACGGTAATTGGTAAACCTATCTCGCTTAGAACGAGATGTTTGAGGGTTCGAATCCCTTGTCTCCTACCAAATTAATGCAGGTGTAGCAAAATGGTTATGCGGCTGACTCTTAATCAGTAAGACGATGGGTTCAATTCCCTCCACCTGTACCAGATATTGGGGTCATAGTTTATATGGTTAAAATTCGAGTTTTGCAAACTTGGGAACTGAGTTCAATTCTCAGTGACTCCACCAATTAGTGCATCCATAGTTTAAACGGGAAAATTACAGTCTTCCAAACTGAGGTTGAGGGTTCGATTCCCTCTGGATGCTCCAAATAATGCTGCTTTCGTATAATTGGCTATTACACATCCCTTGTAAGGATGGAAATGCAGGTTCGAGTCCTGTGAGCAGCACCAATTCAGAGGTCAAGTGAAAGACCGCTGGTGTCAACTGAAGACCGTAACAAATTCCACGGAGTTGAGTTAGCGGCACAACTTCAGACCTCTTTCATACTCGCTTAGTTTATATGGTAAAACATCACCCTTACAAGATGAAGAAAAAGGTTCAAGTCCTTTAGTGAGTACCATGTTCCAGTATCCCAATTGGCAGAGGATGCAAGCTCAAACCTTGTACTAGTGACGGTTCGAATCCGTCTTGGAACACCAATTTTGAGAGGCTATTTAGATGAGATATTTGAAGTATGCTTCATGGATTTTCCTAGCTTTACTAGAACCATTTGCAGCAACCCTAGCAGTCATCTTAGCACCTTTCGTAGTTCCATTCTACAGTGAGAAGAAAGGACATCTACCTTTTGGATTCAGATGGATGGAGACCTATGACAACCCAATTGATGGTGATGAAGGCCACGTTAAAAGATGGGCTAAGATTAGAAAGATTGGTAAGCTGGGTGTCTACATGCAGAGAGTTGGATGGCTCTGGAGAAACAAAGCTTATAACTTCTCTTACCATGTATTAGGAAGAGATGTAAAAGATGTTACTAAGTGGAAAGGTAATATCAACGTAAGTTCTAACCCTGAAGATAATCAGACTGGTTATCTCCTAATGTGGAACAGTAATGCTTGGGGATTATTCGCTTTTATCCCATCAATTAAAGTCTTTGGTAAACAGTTTTACTGGAGAATTTATGTTGGGTGGAAACTTAAAAGTGTTGTCCCAGAAGAAAGAGCATTCTCAAGGGAAAGAGTTATGTTGGCATTCTTTATTCATCCACTGAGAAAGTAAAGATTTAAAGGGGATTAGTTTACAAGGTTAAAACCTCGGTCTTTGAAATCGAAGAAGTTGGTTCAATTCCAACATCCCCCGCCAATGCTCCATTACTCCAATTGGCAGAGAGGCCAGACTTAAAATCTGTGTTATGTATCGGTTCGAATCCGATATGGAGTACCAAATTTAGCGGTATAGCATAACTGGCAATGCAACAGTCTCTGAAGCTGTCCTATTAAGGTTCAAATCCTTATGCCGCTGCCACTTCTAAGGGTTCTTACGAGAGTCCTTAAATGTGGCCTTATCATAAATGGTAATGACCCATGCTGTGAACATGGTCTATACGGGTTCAAATCCCGTAGGTCACCCCAATTTATAGTCCAAGTAGCTTATATGGTTAAAGCGCGTGTCTGAAAAACATGAGAAGAGGGTTCAAATCCCACTGGACTACCAATTTCAAAGGTGCTTAATGAAAGAGATGACAGAACAAGGTAAGGAGATTTTTAATCTCTTAAAAACCGGTAAAGGGTTTTCTAACCCACTTATTACTGGTGCAGCAGTTCTCGGTGGAACCGTAGCTGCCTCTACATCACTTGTAAGCTCTATTAGCTCTGTAACAGACCCTGCAATGAAGGAGAAACTTGTTGCTGCTGGACTTACAACAGTCCTTCTAAACAGCTTTACAACAAGCCTTACAAGCACTACAGCAACTACTAAGACCCTAACAGACTACGGTCAAAAGTCTATTGATGAGTTTTCATCACGTATGCAGGTAGCAAAGGGATATTCCAATGTTATGGGTGCAGCAGGAGAACAGGTTGGTTGTACACCATTCAGTGGTATTATGGGTGTTGCTACAGAATATGGTCAAAAAGCTATTGACACAATTAACAGTACACTAGATAGTGTTAATGGTGTGTTAAGTGACTTACAAGATGCTATTGATAAGGGTCTTGATACTGTTTCTGATTTAGCTAACCAAGCTGTTAGTAAGATTAATGAAGGTATCTCAAAGATTACAGCTTATGCAGATGAAGTTGTGCAGATGATTGAAGAAGAAGCTGCCCTTATTGCAGAGTACCTTAAAACGAATATCAATGGGTTCTTAGCAGGTATCTTACCAGACTGGTTTGACGATGCTTGTAAAACTGGTGTGATTGACACTATTGCAACACCAGAAATGAAGAACGCATTACAGAAATAATGGAAGATTAACCCTAAAAGGTAAGGGAGCAGTTTGCTAAACTGCTAGTAGCTGAGAAATCGGTGTACCAGTTCAAGTCTGGTATCTTCCTCCAATTTGAATCCGTGACAGAAATGGATATGTGCCTGTCTGCAAAACAGGTTTATAAGGGTTCAAGTCCCTTCGGATTCTCCAAGTTATTTTACTCTCTCTCAATTAAAATAATAATAATGCCCTGCTATAAGTATTCTTCCTTTCGCTACCGAAGAGTATTTTTAGACAGGGCTTTTTTACAGAGTTATACTTTATAGGAAGACTTATACAGTATGTCTCTGACGTACATTGTGGTTTCTCCTTGACGGTCTCCGTGCCGTCTTTTTTAAGGGGAAACAAGATTAATTATTTGGAGAAAACATAATGAGCGAGAACGTTTATAAAGAACTTTATGAAGCTAACAAGAAGTTAGAGTTTATGCAGAATACTATCATGGCAATTGCAGACAGATTATCTGTAGCAACAGGTATTGATATTAAAGAAGCATCTATGGATGCACTTCTTGATGCTGTTGATGCAAAGTTCGAAGTTAAGAAAGAAGAGACTGCTACAGACTCTGAATAATTCTATTTGCGGAGGCGCTTAATGGACTTAAATGCTGTTAAGCAGAAGCGAGTGGAAGATGTTAGGAAAGTCCTAGCTGGAGAGTTGGGGCTTTCTGATGAAGTAAAAGAAATTATCAAATCATTCGGTAAAGACCCCTCTAAATTCCTTCCAACTCAAATTCTGACTTTATTAAGATACACACCAGACCAAGTTCGCCTCATCTTTAAATTGATGACTGATAAGAACTATGTAGCCCCTCAACCGGGTTCTCAAGAGGTCTTTTTAAATACTAATGCTGACTTGGTTCTCTATGGTGGTGCTGCTGGTGCTGGTAAGACTGCCGCATTGTTAATGGACTCTTTAAGATTTATTGAAGACCCTAACTATAATGCTGTATATTTCCGTCGAAATACAACACAATTACAAGGTGGTTTATGGCCTGCTGCAAAGAAACTATTTGGTAAGTTTGGTGGGATTCCTCACGAGCAGAAAATGACTATCACATTCCCTTCTGGGGCAACTATCAAGTTTACCTACCTAGAACTTGAAAAGCACGCTGAAGGTCATCAGGGTATTGAATACTCAGCTATTTACTTTGACGAAGGTACACACTTCTCTGCTTCACAGATTTCATACCTACAAACCCGTCTACGTTCTGGTGCTGAAGGTGATTCATACATGAAGATTTCCATGAACCCAGACAGAGACCACTTTATTTACGATTGGGTAGAGCCATTCTTAGATGAAGAAGGCTATCCAGACCCTGAAAAATGTGGTCGTATTCGTTGGTATGTAATGAACGATGGTGTGATGGTTTCTGATTGGGAGAGAGACAAGATTCTTGAAATGTTCCCTCTTGAGATTCCTCAAACATACACCTTTATCTCTGGTACGATTGATGATAACCCAATCCTTGACTTCTTAGAACCTAAGTACCGTGGTAAGTTGGAAAACAACACCCCTGTAAACGTTGCAAGACTTCGTTTCGGTAACTGGAAGGCTCGTGCAGAAGGTTCAAACTACTGGCAAAGACAATGGTGTGAGATTGTTGATTCACTCCCAGAAGATGTATTTGATGTTAGAGCATGGGACTTAGCAGCAACTTTACCATCTGAGATTAACCCTAATCCAGACTGGACAGCAGGTGTTAAGATGGGTAAATCTAAAAAAGACGGTTGCTATTATATCATTGATGTAGTAAGATTTAGAGATAGACCCTCTGGAGTCGAAACACAAATTAATTTGACTGCTGAAAGTGACGGTAAGCGAACTGGTATTTTTATCCCTCAAGACCCAGGCGCTGCTGGTAAATCCTACGCAACATCCCTCATCAGGAAACTTGCCGAGAAAGGCTATCGTGCAAGAGCTAAACCAACAAATAAAGATAAAGTTACCCGCTTTGCGGGATTTTCTGCTGCTTCTGAAGCTGGACTTGTAAAAGTCTTGAGAGGTAGTTGGAATGAAGCTTACTTTCAAGAGCTTGAAGGCTTTTGTGGCGATGGTAAAACTAAAGATGACCAAGTGGATGCTACCAGTGATGCTTTCAACAGTCTTAACGAAGTTAAATTATTCAAGCCACCATCAATGGGTGCTCACACAGATTTAGTGAGGGGAAACCCATATGAGGGGCTTAGACGTTGATAGCTAGGTGAGAAGAATGGCAGATATTACAGAAACACAAGAAAGCTTACCACCATTTAGAATGGGTGAAGTAGGTTCTTTGGGTCTGAAGGTTAAGAATGGAAGAATCTATGAAGAACCTCGTCAGGCACTAAGGTTCCCTGAAAGTATTAAAACTTTCCAATTAATGATGCGTGACCCTGCTGTAGCAGCATCTGTAAATATTATTAAGATGTTTGTCAGAAAAGTCAACTGGAGATTCGTACCTCCAAAGGGAAAAGAGCAAGACCCTAAAATGCTTGAAAGAGCAGACTTCTTTAATTCTTTAATGGATGACATGGAGCATGATTGGGCAGATTTTATTAATTCTGTAATGTCATTCTGCACTTATGGGTTCTGTGTTAACGAGAAAGTTTATAAGAAGCGACAGGGTAAAAAAGGAAAGTACCAGTCAAAATTTGATGATGGTCTAATTGGATGGGCTAAATTACCAATCAGAAACCAATCAACACTTGATAAGTGGTATTTTGACGAAGACTTTAGAAAAGTTACTGGTGTTAGACAGAATCTGAGAAATGTTTCACATATTGCTGGAGCAATTAATCTTGGAGAAAGAACACTAACAAGAAAACTTCCACGAGCTAAATTCATGCTGTTTAAGTATGATGATGAATATGGAAACCCAGAAGGTCGTTCACCATTACTTAATGCTTATGTACCGTGGAAGTATAAAGTACAGATTGAAGAGTACGAAGCTGTTGGCGTTTCAAGAGACTTGGTAGGTATGCCGAAGATTGGTTTACCACCAGATTATCTGGATGAAAATGCAGAACCTGAAAAGAAAGCTTTCGTACAATACTGCAAAACTGTTGTTAATGATATGATTGCTAATGACAGAGCAGGTTTAATCTGGCCTAGATATATCGACCCAGATACTAAAGAGGATATTTTTGAGTTCTCATTAGTTTCTAGACAGGGTGCTAAAGCATACGATACAGGTTCTATTATTGACAGATATTCCAAGCAGATTATGATGGCATTCATGTCAGATGTTCTTGCTATGGGTCAGTCAAAATACGGTTCATTCTCTCTTGCAGATTCTAAGACAAGCTTACTAGCAATGTCGGTAGATATTCTGCTGAAGCAAATTAAGAACGTAATTAACCGTGATTTAGTTGCACAGACTTATGCTCTTAATATGTGGGATGATGAAGAACATGTACAAATCACATATGATGATATCGAAACTCCAGACCTTGAAGCAATTGGTTCTTATATTCAGAAGACTGTTGCAGTAGGTGCTTTGGAAGTTGACAAAGAGCTATCTAACAAGCTTAGAGAGCATATTGGTCTTCCTCCTGCTGATGAGTCTCAGCCAGTATCTGAAAAGCTTTCTCCAAATAGCCAAAGCCGCTCAGGAGATGGTTATAAGACCGCTGGAGAAGGTACTGCAAAGACACCTTCAGCGAAAGACCCAAGCACAGCAAATAAGGCAAATAAATAATGGCTGAAGTTATCTCTATTTCAAATGCTACACGAGTGCATTCGTATAGAGGTGTTCTTATTATCACTGACAAATTATCTGTAGAGGCTGGCTCAAGGGTCAGCCTTTCAGGTTATGTAAGTGATGGTGGAACCTCTGACGTTTTCACTATTTGCAGGTTACTTGATGCTCCAATGAGTGGAAAACCGTTTATTTCAGGAAATTGTAGTGAAATTGTTAAAATTCCATTTGACAGTTCATGCCTTTTTGGTGTAAAGTTATATAACTGCGAGAATAAACGTATCAATGTTAATAGCATTGAAGCCGCTTTCATTACCCTCGACACTGCATTTCAATCTCCAATGACAGTTAATAAAGAAACAAACAGACTTGAGTACATTTTTTCACAAAATGATTACAAAGTACTTGTCAAAGGTAAAGTATATGATATGATTGTAAATGTGGTAGATGAATCTGGTAACCATTCAACAGTCCTTAAACAAAAAGTAAGGTTTAATTAATGGGAACATTAACTATTGATGGTAAGAATAAAATCCTCGCCACGCTAACCCCAACGACTATTATTTTACACAATGTAGACCCAACGGCAGACCCTACAGCAAATAAGGTTACTCAGCCAGTGGCTATTTATTTTTCTGAACCGGATAATGGCTTAATTGCCTCAGAAGACACAGTTAATATTACTGTTCCATCTTCTGCAACGGTCTCACACTATAGCTTGTGGGATGCTAACGATAAATGCGTGGCAACTGGTGCTCTTAGCAAACCTCAATTCTTTGCTGAAGAAGGTATCTATGTTATCTCTTCAGTCTCTGTAGATTTAAACAAATAGGGTGAGTAAAAATGAGTTCGAATATCTTCAGACTTGCTGATAGATTATTCAACCAACCTTTACTAGCCACTGAATCATTAGCTCACTCAGCAGCAACTTATGTGAATAACAGATTGCTGGGTGATGTCCAAGCAGCAGTAAACTTTGATAAACCCAAAGGTGAAGCAAGAAGTCTTTTAAAAGTAAAAGATGACATTGCTATTATCCCTATTATGGGTGGTTTAACCCATCGTATGACATTCATTGATGCAATGTGTACAGGTGGACTAAGCTCTTATGAAGGTTTACGTAGAGGTTTTGACGAAGCTTTAGCAGATGAGTCAATTAAGACTATTGTTCTGCACATTGATTCTGGTGGTGGTGAAGCTTCAGGTTGCTTTGAATTAGCACGTCACATTATGGCTTCAAGAGGCCAAAAGAAAATTATTGCTTATGTAGATGAGTTCGCTTGTTCCGCTGCATACGCTCTTGCATCTTCTGCTGAAGAAATTATTGCATCACCAGATGCAGATGTTGGTTCTATCGGTGTAATCATGGTTCATCAGGAATTAACTAAGGCATTTGAAAAGAATGGCGTAACAATTAACGTCATCAAAGCTGGTGAGTTTAAAGGTATGGGTTCACCATTCCAAGCACTCTCAGAAGAAAGCAAAGAAAGACTTCAAAAGAGAATTAATGATACCTACGCAACCTTTACAGGTTTTGTAGCCGAATCTCGTAATCTCTCTGAAGAAGCTGTAAAGAATACTGAGGCGAATGTTTATTCTGCTCAGGAAGCTCTTGAACTTGGTTTAATTAACTCAATCATGTCTCAAGATGATTTCTTAAATTACTTACAAGGTTCTGAAGAGGCTCCTGTAAGTTTAAACGTTAACAATTCAGGTGAAGAAATGACTGAACAAGAAAAGCAAGAACTAGAAGCTTTGCGTCTTCAGGTTGCTCAAATGAAAGCTAAAGAACAGGAAGCTGCTTTGTCAGATTTGACTAATAAGATTTCTGCTTCTGCTGAAGCTTTTGGATTTGATGCAAAAGAAGTCGCAACGACTATTTTAGGTGCTGGTCTTGATAACCCTCTGAGTGTTCTGTTTATGAATGCTATGGAAGGTGCTAACCAGAAACTTAATGAAACTATCGCGTCCCATGCTTCTGCAATGGAAGAAAAAGAATCAGAAATTACCAAGCTGAAAGAAACTGCTGGTGCTGTTCTTGAACATTCCAACGCTATGGAAGAAGTGGGTAATGACGGCGAAGCTGATTTGGTTGAAGAAGAAAAAGAACCAGCTAAAAATACTTCCGAAGACACTGCTGAACAACGCAAACTGGCTCTCCAGAATGCTCTAAAATCTCTTATCAAATAAGGAACACAATAATGGCATATCAAGGTTTTACTAAGTTAGGTAAAAGAGAACCTCTGAATGATATCATTCTTTGGGAACAGATTACCCCAACAGGCCACTCTCGTAAAGAGTACACTCCAGTTGCTTCAACAGAATACCGTGTAGGTGAAGTTCTGAAAGCAGATGGTACTAAGGTTACAGCAGGGCAAGAGGCTCAGGCTGATTCAGTATGTATCGTTAACTTTTATGCAGACTCACAACTGTCTTATCATGGTCAGTTGAAAGTTGTTGGTATTTACCGCGACGCAGAACTGAAAGACATGCTTACTCTTGAAGCAAGCGTTAATGCTGATGAAGTCAAGAAGGCTCTGGCTGCTAAAGGTATTGATTTCGTACCAACTGGCCTGTAATAACAATAATAAGACATTCTGGAGAATTTTACAATGTTGACTAATTCTGAAAAAAGCAGATTTTTCCTTGCTGACCTGACTGGTGAAGTCCAGTCTATCCCAAATACTTATGGGTATATTTCCAACTTAGGTCTGTTCCGTTCAGCACCAATCACCCAAACTACTTTCCTTATGGACTTGACTGATTGGGATGTTAGCTTGCTTGATGCGGTAGACCGTGATAGCCGTAAAGCAGAGACTAGCGCACCTGAGCGTGTTCGTCAAATTAGCTTCCCAATGATGTATTTCAAAGAAGTTGAAAGCATCACTCCTGATGAGATTCAGGGTGTACGTCAGCCAGGCACTGCAAACGAACTGACTACTGAAGCTGTAGTACGTGCTAAGAAGCTGATGAAGATTCGTACCAAGTTCGATATTACTCGTGAGTTCCTGTTTATGCAAGCTCTGAAGGGTAAAGTTGTCGATGCTCGTGGTACTCTGTACGCTGACCTGTACAAGCAGTTCGACGTTGAGAAGAAGACTGTTTACTTCGACCTTGACAATCCTAATGCTGACATCGATGCTTCTATCGAAGAACTGCGTATGCACATGGAAGACGAAGCTAAGACTGGCACTGTAATCAACGGTGAAGAAATTCACGTAGTTGTTGACCGTGTATTCTTCAGCAAACTGGTTAAGCATCCTAAGATTCGTGACGCTTATCTTGCACAGCAGACTCCGCTGGCTTGGCAACAGATTACTGGTTCTCTGAGAACTGGTGGTACTGACGGCGTTCAGGCTCATATGAACACCTTCTACTACGGTGGTGTTAAGTTTGTCCAGTACAACGGTAAGTTCAAAGACAAGCGTGGTAAGGTTCACACTCTGGTGAGCATTGATAGTGTAGCAGCAACTGTTGGTGTTGGTCATGCCTTCCCTAACGTATCTATGCTGGGTGAAGCTAACAACATCTTCGAAGTGGCATATGGCCCATGTCCTAAGATGGGTTATGCAAATACACTTGGTCAGGAACTGTACGTATTTGAATACGAAAAAGACCGTGACGAAGGTATTGACTTCGAAGCTCACTCTTACATGCTGCCATACTGCACTCGTCCTCAGTTGCTGGTAGATGTTCGCGCTGACGCTAAAGGTGGCTAATAAACTTAGGAGGGTTATGAATGTGTTATACAGGCGACCCAGCCAATAACCCTCTTGATAGAGTAAGAATCCTCTGCACAGACACTAATAATGATGAAATTCTTATTGAACAGTCTGTGCTAGAGTGGTTCTATCTAGAATCTGGAAAGGATGAAAAGAAAGCAGCCATCAAAGCTCTTAAATATTTACTCTTTCAAGTAGCCAAGATGGGAGATGAGAAGGTTGGTGGTGTTTATTTACGTAACTCTTCCAGATTCAAATCTCTGAAAGCTGTTTATGACGACCTTGTTAAAAGCTCTGTTTCAGGACTACCCTATGCAGGTGGTATTAATCAGTGTGATATTGACATGCGTCGTCAGAATCCTTGCTCTGTCAAGAAATACACAGAATATGGTGATGCTGCCAGATACGAAGGCAGAGATTACTGCAACCGTGTTAATGGCGTATTTATTATCGAGCGAGATGAATAATGGTTAAAAGGGTTATTCACCCCGCTAGAGCAAAATTAGTCGGGGCTATGAAGAACTTGCAAACGGCTAATGCTCAAGTTGGGTATTTTCAAGAACAAGGTCAACATAGCTCTGGTTTTTCTTATCCTGCTTTAATGTATTTACAAGAGGTTATTGGGGTTCCTTCAGCTTCTGGTAAAGTATATCGTAGGTTGTTTGAAATCACTATGATGCTAAACAAACAGACCTTGTTAGAGCAGACTAAGAAGAATCTATATAAGCAACTTAGCAGTCTCAACACAGACCCTTCAAATACCTTAGAAGCATTTGCAAAGAATGCTCAAAAGGCAATTAAAAGGGGTTTTGGTAATTCTGCTATCCTCCCTCCTAACGCACCTTCCACAGTCAAGAAAAAAGGCTTTAACGCACCTCTTGTTGAGACAGGTGACTTAAGGGATAACCTTGCTTATAAAATTTCTACTAAGAAGGGTATTAAAAAATGAGACTCTTAAACAGACACAGCTTTGTAGTAAAGCGTAAAGTCTCTGAAGACGGTCATTATAATGATGATGGTGATTGGGTAGCTTCACAAGATATTGTAGAGGTTAACTGTAAAGGTAATATCCAGCCATATATCAAAGGCTCTGTAAAGAATGGTACACAGATTGCTTTACCGGAAGGTATTAGACTCACCGATACAAGAATCCTATATACCACATATAAACTTAGAACTTCAGATGATGTAGAGTGGAATGAGTCTGATATTGTTATGATTGATGGTCATGAGTATGAAGTATTTATGACTATGGATTGGTCACAGCAATTAGCCCATACGTCCCATTATGAATATATCATTATTAGAAGGGATAAAATGAATGCAGTTAGAAACAGCAGAACTTGAAAAAGGTCTAGTTAGAACCTTAGTGGATGTTATTGGTCACAGACTAGCTCGTGATAAAAATAATAGACCAAATGTAATTAGAGCTTACCCTTCTGATAACTCGAATGACAAAGGTTTAAAACCTGACCAGCCATTTATCACCGTATATTGTCAAGATGCTGCAACACCTTATGGTTGGGTTCTTGATAAGTTTGTTGAGGATGATGTAGTTTGCTACAGAATTGCTTTTCAAATTCCTGTATTGATTACGGTAAATGGTAAAGGTGCTCACAGTATTATGCTTGAGCTTAAACAACGATTAGAGATGAGTTCAGTCAGAGATTTAATCCTTGAAGAGACAGGAGCTACAGTCTTAGACACTGGAGCTATCCCGAATGACTATACCTATCTCAATACAGATTTCGAAAATTCTGCGCCTCTTGTTGTAACTCTTGTAAAAAACTCAGTCCTGAAAGATGAACGTGGAAGTATTATTGAGCGTGTCATTGTTGATGGTGAGTTTGTTTATGAAGAAGGACAAGAGCCACCAGAATATACTATCCATCTAGATGTAGACTCCAAAGGGGTAAAATAAATGTGGAATCCAATTGTTAATGTAGATATTACATTGAACACCGCAGGAACTACAAGAGAAGGTTTTGGTTTGCCACTATTCTTAGCTTCAACAGATAACTTTGAAGAAAGAGTGCGTGGCTACACTTCCTTAACTGAAGTTGCTGAAGATTTCGATGAGAGGTCTGCTGCATATAAGGCTGCTAAACAACTTTGGAGTCAGACTCCTAAAGTAACTCAGCTTTATATTGGTAGACGTGCTATGCAGTACACTGTATCAATTCCTAATGCTGTTACTGAAAGTACTGACTATTCAATTACTGTAGCTGTTGGTGGTGGAATTTCTCAACCATACCAGTACACAGCACAAGACTCAGACACTGCTGAGAACGTGTTGCAACAGTTTAAAACACAGATTGAAGCTGACCCAACAATCAAAGATAAGGTTTCTGTGAACGTAACTGGTAGCAATGGTTCTGCCACAATGGTTATTACCAAAGCTGGTGATAATGACTTTGTGAAAGTAACAACTACAGCACAGACTGTATATATTGCAAGTACAACTGCTGATACAGCATCAACTGCTCTGGCAGCTATTGAAGCTTATTCTACTGACTGGTATTTCATTGCAGCAGAAGATAGAACTCAACAGTTTGTCTTAGCAATGGCTTCTGAGATTCAGGCTCGCAAGAAAATCTTCTTTACAGCTAACTCCGATGTAACAGCACTGCAAGGTACAGAGTTAGCCAGTGCAAATGATGTTCCAGCACAGCTTGCTAAGAGTATGTATACTCGCACAGTTTGCTTGTGGCATCACACAGCGGCAGAAGATTATCCAGAGATGGCATACATTGCTTATGGTGCTCCATATGATGCAGGTTCAATTGCTTGGGGTAATGCTCAGCTAACTGGTGTAGCTGCTTCTCTACAGCCAGCTAATAAGAGACCTCTGACAAGTATTCAGAAGTCAGCTTTAGATGCACGTCACTGTAACTTTATTGACCTTGATGGTGGTGTTCCAGTGGTTCGTAGAGGGATTACTTCTGGTGGGGAATGGATTGATATCGTCCGTGGTGTTGACTGGTTAGAATCAGACCTGAAAACTTCTCTGAGAGACTTGCTAATTAACCAGAAGGGTGGTAAGATTACTTATGATGATACTGGTATTACCCGTATTCGTCAAGTCATTGAAACCTCTCTACAAAGAGCAGTCAACAGAAACTTCCTGTCATCTTACACAGTTAATGTTCCTAAAGCCTCTCAAGTTGCTTTGGCAGACAAGAAAGCTCGTATCCTGAAAGACGTTACCTTCTCAGGTATCTTAGCAGGGGCTATCTTGGATGTTGACTTGAAAGGTACAGTGGCTTACGAATAATAGAGGTAAATTGGAATGGCTATGTATCAGCAATATTCCCCTAAAGACGTTGTATGTAGCTGGAATGGTATTGCCATTGAAGGCTTTGCCCCAGACTCATTCTTACGTCTACAGAGAACATCACCACTTGTGACACCAGTCGTTGGTGCAGGTGGTCAGGTTGCTCTGACAAGAAATGCAGACAAGACAGGTACTATTGAGATTGAGCTAATGCAGACTTCTCTCTCTAACCAGATGCTTTCTGCAATTCAAGCTAAACAAGACAATATGGAACTTGAAGAAGATATCTCTTCTAACTTCGTAATCTACGACCCATCAGGCTCTGTTCTGGCAACTGGTATTAATGCTTGGTTGCAGGAGTTACCACAGATTGAACTTGGTCGTGACCAGAACTCTAAAACTTGGATTTTTGGTTGTGAGAAGCTAGACTACACTTCTACAATTCCAGCGTCAAGTGTTTAATAAATCCTATAAGGGGGAGACTTTAAAAGGTCTTCCCCTTTTTTGTTTCTTTTAAAAGTATTAAGGAATCACAATGAAAACAGAATCTAGAGTAATTAATGGCAAGAAAGTAAATATCGTTCTGCTTGGGGCAAGAGATGGTATTAAGATGTCTATGAAGTTGGGTAAAATTGTTGTCCCAACTTTTGCACAGATGCTATCAAGTCTGACTGACAAGGGTAAGAAAGAAGCTCCAATGGTTCCATTTAAAGAACTTGTTGAAGCTTGTTTTGACAGAATTGAAGAAATTAACCTTGAAGAGATGGCTACCTTATTATTTCAAGGGGCAACTGTTGACGACTTCCCACTTAATATTGATACGTACTTCCAAGCAAACTACGGTGAGTTTATTGATTACTTAGCATTTGCGCTGGAGGCAAACTTCGGAAGTTTTTTCGAAGCAAGCATTTTCAAAAGCCTAACTTCTCAGTAAACATGGGTAACACTCTACAGACACCACTAACTGATGCTGCTGTAGAGGCAACCTATGAAGAAGCAGACGAGATGAAATTTGTGCTTGCTATTTATGGTATGGAAGGGTGTAAAGAAACACTTGACCAACTCTTTGCTATGACATTCTCTGATTTATTATCATTGAGACAATTTCTTGAAATTCAGAGGTCGTATAAAGAGGAAATTGCTTACAACGAACTTAGAAGAGCAGGAAAAATGTAATGGCACAATATACAGTTGATAGCTTCATTGTGGAACTTGGTTTCAGTGAAAAGGTTGTTAAGGGCTTGCAAAGAGTTGAGAAAATGTCTATGCAAGCTGCTCAGCGTATTGAGCGAAATATCAATAAAGCCTTTGATGTGAAACCTAATAAAAGTTCTCAGGAAGCACTTAATAGAATTGTAAAAAATGCTCAGTCTGCTTCGGGCAGAATCAATAAAGCACTCAACAGTTCCTTGAACCTTGATTCACAAGGTGTTAAATCTCTTAAGAAACTTGAAACTCAGGCAAAAAAGACTGCAAAAGGTATTAACAAGTCATTAAGAGATGCTATGAAGGTTGACGGTAAAATCACTATCAAGACAGGGAGAGGGAGAGGTGGACAGAGTATCCCTCCTGTTGGTGGTGGAGCACCCAGAGGTCCGAGAGTAGATGTTGCTCAGAGACAAATGGAAAGAATGTTTAACAACAACTTCTATTCAGGGTTAACCCGTAGACTGGAAACAATTGGTGGTCAAGGTAACCAGATGGCAGCCTCTTTCAGAGGGAGCTTGCAAAATATCTACAACAGATATAAAGGTACTGGTAAAGTTGGTGAGTATGAGATGGAAGTTAAAAAGCTCATCGACGTAACCAAACGTTGGGTTATTGCAGAAAATGCTAGACTAAAATCAGTTAAAGAATCAGCTTGGCTACAGGATAGAGCTAACGCATCATTACGTCAATTAGTTGGTGGTTTTGTTTCAGCTTACGCTTTACTGGAACTATCACAAAAGACTATTGAGGCTGGTGTAAAAAGACAATCTGCACAGTTAGCCTCTACAGCTATCTTTGGAGCAGATACCCAGCAAGCCAGAATGTTCGCTGCATCATTCGCACACCAGATTGGTCAGAAATACACAGATACCATGAAGCAGTATTCAAACTTTGCTGCTGGTGCTCAACCAACACTTGGTTTTCAGGGTACTCAAGAGTTCTATAAGAATGCTGCAATGTTTGCCCGTATCAGGGGTGCTACTGATGAAGACTTGAAAGGTATCATGGTTGCATTCCAGCAGATGGCATCAAAAGGTAAAGTTCAGGCTGAAGAACTCCGTGGACAGTTAGGTGACCGTTTAGCAGGTGCTGTACAACTATTCGCTGATGCCATTGGTAAGACTCCACAAGAACTTGATAAGATGATGCAAGACGGTAAACTTCTTGCTCAAGACGTTCTTCCTAAAGTATCTGAAAGAATGGCTGAACTTGTCAAGCAAGCAGGTGGTATGAACGCTGTATCTAAGCAGACCGCTACATCAATGGGTCAAGCTAAGGCGATGTGGGATAATACACTTGTAGCACTGTTTAACAACTCTAGTGATGGTATTTCACAGTTATCTAACTCTGTTGCAATGTTCTTGCAAGGTTCTATGGGTAGTACACAGGCTTTGGGTCTTGTGATTGGGAACCTGTTAAAAGGCGCTAGTAATCTACTTGACTTCGTTACAGACTTCATGTACAGAACATCTGCATTATACTACTATGCAAGAGCTTGGTATAAAGACCTTGACAACAGTCAGCAAAAACTAATCAAAAGTGCTGGTGAATTTCTGGGAACAGTTGTCACAATTGGTGGTGCAGTTGCTGTAGTATCAAAATCAGTCAAGCTACTAAGTGGTTTGGTTGGTGGTGGTATCTTCGGTAAAATCTTACAAAGACTTGGTGTTAGTGCAGCAGGCACAGCAGCAGCCGGAGAAGCAGCCGCAGCAGCAGGTGGAGTTACAGCAACGAGAATGGCACTTGGTACTGTTGGCTCTGCACTAATGCTAAGAGGCTCTACAGACCCAAATGCTGCTAAAAACTACAGTGAAGTCACACTTCCAAAACCATTTGAAAATGCTGTTGCAAATATTACGAATCCGAAGAGACCAATGTTCTTTGATGAGAATGGTCAACTCCAGTTTGCACAGTACACTCAAGACGTTGAAGGTAACAGGAAGCTGATTGACAATGGTCTATCTAATTGGGAGATTATCATGGATAAACTATCAACATCTATTGATAATTTTGCCAATAAGTTCAACCAGACACCAATGATGATGACCCCTTCTGGTTTACCTATGCAGACTAAACAAACCCTGAATGTTACTTTCAATCTTGATGGTAAACAAATTGCTACTAAGATGGTGGATATTACTGACAAGAATCAAGAAGACATTCTTCTAAGTTCAAGCTATCCAGAGGAAGAATAATGTTATGGGATTCTAATATGCAAATCAAATATAGTGGCAAAGATGGCATCTATTTCCACTTAAGAGATAATGTAGATGCCTTCTTAACCTTATCAGCAACTGAGAACATGGAATTTGATAGCCCTATGCAGGTGACTACACAGAATATGCAATCAGGGCAAACCGTCACAGATAATGTGCAAAGAGCACCCAGAACAATCACCATTAGTGGTGTCGTTGTAGTTGGCTATGAAGGAAGCTTATTATTAACTCGTCAGGGGCAATTAGTAGAAAACTTCATCGACACTCTTGAAAGCTGGCGTGACCAGAAGCAGATTATTTCAGTCATCTGTAAAGACGGAATTAAAATTGATGATTCCATTATCACGAGCTTTAAAGCCTCTAAAGATGTTGGTATTTCAAATGGTCTGAGAATCCAGTTAACTTTTCAGGAAATTAACTTCAAAGCCATTGTGGGTCAGACTGATATTTCGGCTGCAACAGGCAAGACTGCTACTACTAATGATGGCGGTGCTACCAGTAAAAAGAATACAGGGAACACTACAACAAGTTTAGGTAATGGTAAATTAAACTGTCAGTTATTATTTGACCTAGATGCTAATGGTGTAAGGGAACTCACTAGTGCTGAAGACAATGCTCTTGCAAAATGCTCAATGTCTGCGAAGACAAGAAAAGGTGTTACTACATTCAGTGAAGAGGCTGAAAGAAATGCTGGAGCAGCGTTAAATAATAATACTGCTGGAACTGGAAAGGCATTACAAAAGCACTCAGTGAATCCGAATAAGAAGGGGACTTATTAATGTCACAATATATTCCTGTTCCTGATACAGAATGGTCTACACAAACTGTAACTCTGGATGGTACTGTCTTTGTAATTGAGTTAAAGTATAAAGAGAGGCTTGACAGATGGTTCTTGACGCTATCTGATGTTGATGGTAATGTATTATTATCTGAAAAGAAATGCCTTGCAGACCAGTCAATCACAGGACGCTATGTAATTCCTTCATTAGCTGGAGAGCTTTTTGTTGAACGAATGTATGGCACTGATTTACAACCTACCAGAAATAACTTCGGAAGAGAAAAGGCATTTGAGCTTAATTATTACACTCAAGAAGATATGAGATTAATGGAGAATTTATAATGTCTGTAAAAGATAGCACTGCTGGGGCTTCTTTTAGGTGCTATCAATTGGCTGTAGGTAGTGAAACTACAGCCTTTAATGATAAACCTACAAGCCATGCTAAAGATTCCATGCAAATGGACTATTTCGACAACTTGCAATTCACTTGCAATGTGTCTTATACATCTCAGAAAAATAAAGTAACCTCCGACGACACCACTTTTGAAATCTACAACCTCAATAAAGAGATGAGAGCCAAATTTAAAACAGTTGGCGCAACAGTTATGCTCAGAGCAGGTTACACTACTGGCTTTAAAAGAGATGCAAATGGTGACCTTATTATTGAGTATGATAACCTCCCATTAATTTATCTAGGTACTATTGAGTATGCTTATACATATAAGCGTGGTGTTGATATGATTACGAAGGTTATCTGTTCCAATGATAAAATGGAAAGAACCACGATTAAGACATCAATTTCTTATAAAGCAGGGACAACACGTAAAAGTGTAATCAGAGATTTAGTCAATAGATTAGGCTTCTCGCTTATTGATGAAGACCTTTCAAGTATTGATGGTTACACTTACAAGAATGGTTTTAGTGTTTGGGGAAGTGTTGCAGAGGCACTCACAAAGGTTTGTGAAGAAAGTAGCCTACGTTGGTATACATTTAACAAGCAAATCCGAGTAGTTCCTTTTAACGCTAAGGCTAGACAACTTTCTTGGGAAATTTACCCATATAACGTTATTGATTCTTTGCAAGGTTACTACAGAAGAACTAGAAAGGTTCTGAAAAAAGAGAATAAGACAGTTATTAAAGTTAAAACTGGAGTTCGTTGCAAAATCCATTTAGATGGGAGAATTAAGATGGGTGATAACGTCACTATTAGAGAAAGTGAAGACTTTGAAGGTCAGTATCGAGTAAAGGGTCTTTCTCATAATCTCGACTTTACTGGTGGTGCTTGGACAACTGAACTAGATTTAGAGAAGGTGGAATAATGAAGTCACCAGTTACTAGAATGTCTGGGTATGTTTCAGAATGTCTTGATGAATTTAGAAAAGAACTGTATACTGGCTTACCAGCTATTATTCAGTCTTTCGATTCAAAGACTCAAACAGCCACTGTTAAGCCACTTTACTCTATTAATGGGTTACCTATGCCAGAGATTACTGGTGTCCCTGTTCAATTTCCAAGTGGTGGTGGAGCATCTTTAACATTCCCCGTAAAAACTAATGACAGATGCTGGTTAGCTTTCTCAATGTTACCTTTAGATGACTTCGTTGTCAATGACAAGAATGTTCAGATGGAAACAAATATGAGAAGGACACACGATATCTCAGACTGTGTAGCTTTCGTAGGCATCTGCACAAGAACACAGAATTTTAAACCAGACCCAACAGCAGTTAGACTTCATTTCGGTGACTCTGTGCTAAGAGTTACTGATGATGGCAACTTCTACTTTGAAGGTGATGTACACATTTCTAAAAACTTGTACGTAACAGAAGAAGTACATGGTTCAGATTTTATCAGTGACACAACTGGTGTGAGCTTTAATGAACACACGCACCATTATTACTGGACAGACCCTGCTGGTGAGGCTGATACTACAGAGGCACAATAATGAAAACAGATTTTGCATTAAATCTAGGTGGTGACTATGTTGCCACTTTAGGTTCAGATTCAGTGTATGTGGCTCATGGAGATTTAAAGATTACTGGTAACCAAATTAGAATTATCCCAGAAGATGATAAAGCTACTCAGGTTGCTCAAAGACTTCATATTAGATGCCTTTTAAGGGCTGGTGAAGTCTTCTTTAATACATCTGCTGGGTTCCCATATTTACAACTTGCCAAATTTAAACAGAAAACTTCTATCTTTGATAATTACATGAAAGCCTACCTTGTTGAAACAAGAGATGTATCTAACATCTATAACTATTCTTCTTCAATGGATAATGCTCAGAGAAAAGTGACTGTTAATTTTGATGCAACTACTACAACAGATATTTTAACAGACATTACGCAAGAGGTTAATATCTAATGGCAGGATTAACTACAACAGGATTACAAACTCTAAGATATCAGGAAATTTTTGATAATATCAAATCAAGACTTCTTAGAGATATTTCACCAAACCTTGACGTTTCTGAGGATAGTCAGTTAGGTCTCTTTCTAGCTTCAATTGCAAGGTCTTTAGCAGACACTCATGAAGTTCTGTCAGAAATTTATGATGGTGGGACGATTGATAAAGCTGAAGGTTTTAACCTCGATGATATTACAGCTTTAAACGCTGTATACAGATACGTGGCTCAGGCTACAAGAGGTCAAGTAGAGTTTACTGGAACAACAGGTGCAACAATCCCATCGACAACCAGACTAAGAAGCACTGCTGGTAATATCTTCTATCCAGTTTCTGGCATTACATTGACACCTTCGTATTGTGTTGAGGCTGTTCTTGAAGTTAACTCTTTACGAACTGATGCAAACTATGTTATTATTATTGATAACGTTATTTTCTCTTATCAGCCAAAATCTTCAGATACAATCACAGTGCTTTTAACTGAACTTGCCGATGCAATTAATGGTGGTATCGTGGCAAAAGCTGAAGTTATCAATGATGGTTCAGCATTACGAGTTTATAAAGATGAAGGTGACATTATTGCAAGAACCAACCCTATGGTGGTGACTGCTACGACGTTCCTTACATTCACAAAAATTACAACTATCCATGATGTTGTTGCTGAGGAAGTTGGTGCAATCCCTGCATTAGCTGGAACACTTATCGAAATTGAAACAACTGTAGATGGTCTTGACAGTGTATACAACCGATATGACCTGACAACAGGTAGAAATGAAGAAACCGATACAGAACTTAGACAGAGATATTTAGAGTCTTTGGCAGTTACTGGTGTAGGTACTCTTGATGCAATCGTAGCTGCTGTTAAAAGGGTTCAGGGTGTATCAGATGCTTCAGGTGTGGAAAATGATACTGAAGAGACAAGTTCAGAAGGTCTTCCACCAAAATCTTTCAAGATTGTTGTAGTTGGTGGTCAAAATGATAATGTTGCTCAAGCAATCTGGGACACCAAACCTGCTGGTATCAGGGCTTATGGAGCTATCTTTGGCACAGCTTATGACTTAGGTAATTTGGCTCATAATGTCTATTTTAGCAGACCAACACCTAAGTATGCTTTTGTTAAAGTCTCTTATTCTTTATATGATGAAGAGAATTTGACAATCCCAGAAGAGGATATCCGAGATAGTATTATTCAGGGTGTTAATGCTTATGGTCGAACTTTGAAAGTTGGTAATGATGTTATTCCTAACAGAATCTATGGGTATATTTATGATGTCATTAAAGGTATTGAGATTAATGAAATCAAAGTAGCACTTTCAAATAGTCAGTCAGTGCCACCTAGTGATGGACAGTACACCACAGCAAGAATCGCTGTTGAGGGTGACCAATACACTGTATGGGAAAGTAGTCAGTACACCATCACTAAGGAGTAATAATGTTTCAGAAAATTGATAACGTTTACTATAAGACTCTTGATGAAAGAACTGTAACACAGTTCAAAGATAAGTTCATCTATACAAGCTTACTTAAAGCAATTACTGATGAGTTGCAGACATTGGAAGATGTTTCATGGCAAATGCACACTGAAAGGAATATTAGAAAAGCTGTCGGACAGCAATTAGATAATATTGGTACACTAATTAAAGTACCAAGACCACTTGGTGCTGATGATGAAACATATAGAGCAATGTTGTATATCCAGATTTTCCTAAGACGTTCTGACACAACTCCAACATTTTTACAGAATGCTATCATGACCCTGTATAATGCAACATTTTCACAGATTTTTGAGCATATTACACCTATGACTGCTGGTATTGTAATCAGGGTTAATACAAGAAATAATGTCATTGATACAGCATATACATTGGCAAAAATTTCTGCAACAACTATTGGCTCAGCGGTTATTCTAAGAGACGTAACTCTGAATGGTACTGCTTGGACACCTGTAGAGGTTGCTGACTCAGCTTTAGCAATTGTTGATGATAAAGATAACTGGCTCGTTACAGATGCTAACAAGGGTCTTGTTACTAACAACACAGGTGGCTCTTTAGAGAAGAACTTACTAGGTAGTTTAGCAGATGCTGGTGTAAGGGATGCTTATTTTAGGGTTGACAGAACGGCTAATAGTGACTCAGTAGATTACTTAAAAGTTAATAAAAATTACAATGCTACAGATAACTACATCGTTGGTAAAGAAACTGCAGCAGGTGGTGATTATGGTGTTATGGCTGAGGTAGCTCAAATCATCAAAGGTAGAAAAGATAAATCACAGCAAGAAGGAAGTTCTTAATGGCATTTTTAAATTGGTCTACAGATGAAGTAGATGCTGATGGTAACCAGCTAAAAGTATTACCACCGCCAGAAATTCAGGCAACTGGTTTATTAAGAGGTGAACCGATGGGTCGCCAATGGTTTAACTATATCTTGAACTATCTTCTTAAGAAAGCAAATGGGACTGTTGGTGAAGTTAGGTCTTTTGCCACTGAGCAACCAGATTTAGTAGCTAATGGGTGGAACCTTATCAAGACTGAAACAGGTACTGCATCAACAAGCACAAGAAATCTTTATACTTATGAATTTGTAGGAGCTTAATAATGGCAGTAGGTGAAATTCAAATTAGTGCCTTGCCTCAAGCAGCCTTACCAATTGACCTTAGTGATATCTTCCATCTTAAGCAGGGTATTGAGGATAAGAGATGTACTCTTGAGCAATTACTTGCTCCACACTCAAGCCTAAGAAATAACCCTCATGGTGTTACTAAAACACAAATTGGTTTAGATAATGTTATTAACGCCCTTCAGTTAGTTGCTGCAAATAACTTATCAGATATTGTTAATGTAGCTGAGGCAAGAGCAAATCTACAGATTATGTCTTCAGAAGAGGTTAATAACCTTGTTCAACAGCATATTCAGGACAAGAGCAACCCACACAATACAACTAAGGCACAGGTTGGTTTAAGTAATGTTCAGAACTGGACAACATCTAACCTTTATAATGAGGATGCAGATAAGTACGCTACAGCAAGAGCAGTAAATAACTTGTACAAGGCTGTTCAGGCTTCCTATCCAGTAGGTACTATCCATCTTTCCATGAACTCTGCAAACCCCTCTACATATTTAATTTGTGGAGGTACTTGGGAGTTAGTTTCAAAGGGTAGAGCATTGGTTGGTTATGACTCTGACACAAGACCAGCAGGTTCTGTATTTGGTGCTTCAACTGTCACTTTGTCAGTTAATAACATGCCTCAACACTCTCACTCTGTGTCTCTTAGTGGTGGTGGTCATACTCATAATGCAACGGTGTCAATTTCAGCTTTTGACTATGGGGCTAAGACTACCAACTCTTTTGACTATGGAACAAAGGATACCAATACAACTGGTAACCATACACACAACGTATCAGGGAACACAAGTACAAATGGCACTCACAACCATGATGTATACCCTAGAGAAAATGATGGTACTGGTAATGCTGTAGCTGACTCTGATGGTGGTGGTGCATGGAGAACATCAAGAACATCTAGTGACGGTGCACACTCACATAGTTTTAGCGTTACATCTGGTACATCTGGTAACCACAGCCACTCTGTAGGTATTGGTGCTCACAGCCACACAGTCGGTATTGGTTCACATACACACAGTGGTGCTGTGACAGTTTCTTCTTCTGAGCATACACATAGTGGCAATACGAATAGTGTTGGTGGAGGTCAGGCAGTTAATATTGAACAGCCATCCTTCGTACTGTATGTATGGCAGAGAACAGCTTAATTTCTTTACAGGGGCTTTCAAGCCCCTTTTAAGAGGAAAATTTATAATGGCAGATTACAATTTGAGTGAATTAAACTCAATCGATACAATCCGTTCAGATGACCTTCTTCATGTCAGAGTTAAAAAGAGACCTGAAATGCTTGGCGATGAAGACCGTCGAATGACTTATCAAGATTTATTAGCGTCTTTTAAACTTGAAAGATTTGTTCAGATTGCTGGTAGTAATATGACAGGTGACTTAGGGATTGTTAAGTTACTTTATGGTGGTAAGGCAGTATTTGACCCAACAGGCTCTTCTGAGATTAATATTGGGGATGTTTTAAAGACTTTTAAAATTAACGCAAATGGTCTTAGGCTAACTATTACAGATGCTTCAAGGTCAGCAACTGTTTATCATACTCTGAATAAACCAAGTCCTAATGAACTTGGGATGAGAACTAATGAAGAGAATGATGCAAGATATGCAAGGTTGGCTGTAACAAATAACTTCAACATTAGGCAAGCAATTGTCGTTGATGGTGAGCAGTTAACTCTTAAGAAAGCAACTAATGCAGGAGCTTCATATATTCAGGGTAGAAATGCTAATAACCAGCAAACGTGGTATGTTGGACAGGGAAATGCAAACAACACTAATGTTTATCTGTACAATCATGCCACTGGCTCAATGTTAACCCTTGACGCAACAGCGTCATTTAACAAGACACTAAGAGTCATGGGTCAAGTTCAGCCTTCTGACTTCTCTAACTTAGATGCTAGATACTTCACTCAGACAGTTGCTAATCAGAGGTTTGCACAGTTAACTGCGAATAATACTTTTAGAGGCGTGAATACATTTAATCAAATCCTATCAATTGAGACGAATAGTGCAGCCTTAAGGTTAAAAAATACTGTAGCTAATGGTGCACTGTACATTAAAGGTGAAAGTAATGATGGCTCTAGTAAGTGGTATGTAGGTAATGGTGATAATACACCTGCCGTATTAATTCACAACTATACATATGGGTCTAATCTTAGACTCGACAATGGTTATGTTGAGGTTAATAAGCAACTTAAAGTCGTTGGTCAAGTTCAACCTTCTGATTGGACTAACATTGACTCTAGATATATTCCGGCAGGAACTTTGAGTAATCTTGCTAAACTTAATGTATCTAATACTTTCACAAATGTGCAAACTATTGTGTCTGACAACGAGGGTTTGGTATTAAGGAGCTTAACACAGGGACAGCCACAATATATCCGTGGTGTTGATACTGCGAATGTATCTAGGTGGTGGCTGGGCGCAGGAAGTGCTAATTCTAACGTGGTAACCTTGAGCAACAGCTTTTCAGGCACTCAAATTTCCCTAGAGCCAACATTGGTTAGTATGAATAAGAACCTGTATATTAATGGGCAGGTTCAACCACAAGATTGGTCTAACTTAGATGCTAGATACTTTGTTAAAACTAAGTTATTAGACCAATCCTTAATGACTGTAACTGTAAATAACCTCGAAGACCACCCAGCATTTAATCTTGGGTACTCAGGCTTTGTCAGAAACAATGGTGTTACTGACGGCTTGAGGGATTTGGCAATTCATGTTGCACACTCTAGCAAGACTGCTGCATATGCAAGAGGTATCTCTTTTTCGTATGGCTCAATGGGTTTAGGGGTATTCACCTATGCCTATGATGACGAGGGTGAATACGCTGGAGAAGCACAGCTTTATACAACTGATTTTAAACCAACACCTTCAGATATTGGTGCATATACTAAAGCTGAAACTGACCAGAAGATTGCACAGGCAGTAAGTGACTCTACAGACCTTAATAAAATCTATCCAGTAGGTATTGTAACGTGGTTTAATAGTAACGTTGACCCTAATACAGCACTTCCTGGTCTAACTTGGACGTACCTGAATAATGGTGTTGGTAGAACTATCAGAATCGCAGCAGCAAATGGTTCAGATGTTGCTACAACAGGTGGTTCAGATTCTGTGACGCTATCTGTTGGTAACTTGCCATCACACACCCATAGTTTCTCTGCTACCACTTCATCTTTTGATTATGGTACGAAGGGAACTAACACTACAGGTGGACACACTCACTCTGGTAGTGGTTCTACTAGCACAAATGGTGAGCACAGCCACTACATCGAGGCATGGAATGGTACTGGTAGAGGTGGTGATAAGATGTCATCATATGCCGTATCATACAGGACGGGTGGGAGTAACACTAATGCAGCAGGGAACCATAGTCATACTTTCTCTTTTGGTACTAGCGGTGCTGGCGACCATTCCCACTCTGTAGGTATTGGTGCTCACAGTCACACAGTCAGTGGTAATACTGGTGGTACAGGTTCTGGTTCAGCATTTAGTGTTACCAACCAGTTCTACAAGTTAATGGCTTGGGTAAGAACTGCTTAATCCTTTGTTGACTGATTGTTAAGATGGTGTTAATATTCTTTATGGGTATTCTCACCATCTTGGCTGATGAGGTGATTAAATGCCTACAATCCTAGCAATTCTTCTAAAAAATCTAGGTAGCTTCTTCTGGAAACTCATTTTATCCCTTCTAAGTGAATACATGATTGAGAAAGTGTTCTTTAAGCTTGCAAGATACCTTGCGAGTAAAACAGACACGCCTATCGATGATGAGTTCGTAGATAACTTAGAAAAAGCTTTTAAGGGGGAGAAATAAATGAAGTGGCTAGAGGAAGCTTTTAAAAACAATATTGGTGCAATTGTTGTTGGTATTTTTAGTGTTATTGGGATGTATACCACCATGCAAGTTTCAAGTGGTAAGCAAGAAGTGTCTATCACAACAAAGTTACAGCAGCTAGATAATTATTCCAAAAGTAATTATTCAGCTATTCGTGATTTACAGTCTGACATGAGACTGCTTCAGTTAGGGATGGAGAACCAGAAAGTCCAGTTAGAGAATGTTAAGGGAGAGAACGCAAAACTTACTAAGACTCTTGATAAATTCTCTGATAGCGTGAACAATCTGGCTCAGTCAGTATCAGCCCTCCAAGCTATTACTGAAAAGAACACAAAGAATACTGAAAAGTAAAGTTTAAGGCTCCTTTTTACGGGAGCCTTTTTTGTTTCTACTTACCTACTGACAAAGGTGCTTCAATCTTTCCTGCATGTTGGTAGTTACTAATTCCACCGATAAAGTCACTTGCAGTAAGATGTTTTAAGTCACTTAAAGTGTTAAGCTGTACACCAATCTCAAAAGTAGGTGCATGAAACTCTTCATTGTTCATCAGTTCATAGACCTGCTTCATATGGTTATGATAAATCTGAGTATCTCCAAAGACACCTATCAAGTATCGTGGAGTGTATCCAGTCATCTTACAAAGAACTTCTAAGATGAAGCCATAAGACGCAATATTAAACGGAAGTCCTAAAAAGGTGTCTACAGAACGCTGATACCATTGTAAGTCAACTTCACCTTCATTAGTAATATAAATCTGAAACAGAACATGGCAAGGTGCTAAAGCCATCGAGTTAGCTGAAATATCTGCTGCATTCCAAGCATTAACAAGCATGTAGCGGTCTGTAATATCACCCTTCATCTTCGTTACTAAGGTCTCTAACTGGTCTACAACACAACCATTATGACCCTCAAAGTTTCTCCACTGAACCCCGTAGATTCTACCACCTGCATCCTCTAACCAGTCTTGTTCAGAAGAGTAGTTAGAGCTTAACCAACGTTTAAAATCATCTGACCAGATAGTCCAGCGTTCCCCATCATTTTCACCCCAAGTACGGTAACGGAGTTCACCAAGTTTATTCTCACCATTCAGGAACCATAAAGCTTCCCCAATAACTTGCCGTGTAAACACCTGTTTAGATGTTAAGAGTGGAAAACCAGTCCTCATATCAAAACGAAATTGTGGTGGAGCAAATGCAGAGATAACATCTCCAGTTCGTGTAGTACGCAGTTCACCAACGGATAAAACATGGTTCAGGATATTTTTGTAACTTGAATCTGCTTGTGACATATCAAAAGTGTCCTTTTACTTGTGGAACATAGATTTCAAAGGTTGCTTTACCATCATCTGAGGGTCTTGACTGCACCTTTGCAAATACACGGCTATCATACAGTTTCTCGAAGAAGTTTTCAAAAGGTAAATACACAGTGGCCTCTTCAGTAACTTTATGGAAAACTGTATGGAAAACTACACCAGCATATGGTAAAGCATTGACAAGGACACCTGCACCACCAATTACAAAGACATCTTCATCAATAGAGCTATCAAGATACTTCAAAAATGCTCCAAAGGATTCTTTACTGGCCTTAGCATACATTACATCATCTTTGTCAAAGTCTATACCCAAATATGGAACAGAGTTCGTTAAGACGAGGTTTGTACGTTCTGGTAATGGTTTACTACCCAGAGTCTTGAAAGTCTCATTACCCATCACTACTAAGTTGTTTTTAGTGAGTCTCTTAAACTCTTGCATATCCTGTTTATGTCGAGGCCACGGCATACCAGTTGGAGTACCAAACTCCCCATTTTCACCACTTGCAAAGATTAATTTAATCATTTTGTAAATCCTTTCTTAATGAACCAGTTGATAGCATTCTTCACAGCTTTATTGCTATGGTAGATTAAGTGTGGTGCAGGTTGGTATGAACCATAAGCCCAGAAAGCAATGATTTCATTACATCCTGTACACCTTGTACTCTCTTCAGCAATATGACCGTTGACTATTTCACTTACCTCGCCTTGTAAGTCTGTACACCCACAATGTGGACATCGGATAGGTGTTCCATCAGACTCATAGCAGTGTTCAATTTTCATTTACTTAACCTCAAAAACTGGCTCAAGAACCAATATAAAGTCTACACAGTCATCTTCTTCATCCAGAATACCATCAAAGTTCTTAGGAACGAAGTCGAAGAGGCTCATAACAAAACAGTCAGAAGTGACCTTAATAGTTCCTCCCATGTTCTCTACAGTTAACACTGTACGACTTTCTTTTACCTCCCTCAGAAGATTACCCACAAAGTCATCTAAGAAGTACTTCATCAGTGACTTAAAACCTTTAGGATAATCTGTACCAGAGTATGTTTCAATCTGAGGCACAAGCTTAACATTTATACTAGTCTTTGTTAAGAACGTGTTAGAGAACATACTATCAGGTAACTTACAAACACTCTTTCCAGTACCTTCATGTTCAATCTCAACAAAACCAGCTTCGTCGCCACATGTAACTATTTTAAAAGATGCTTCATTCTCATACTGTGAAGCCATAAACTTTTTAAGCATCTCTTTAAGGAAATCTGCATGAGCATCTTGTAAGTAGATATCAATCATAGTTAATCACCTATTATGGGAACAAACACTTAATGTCATCGTTTTTGAAAACGAAACTTGTGTAGTTATGACCATCAACATCCAACCAAACAGCCTGAACATCTACACCATCAAGATTCTGGTAAAGCTCTTTGATGAAGTGGTCTTTCACAATCTGGCTACTAGTGGTTTCCAGCTTGATGTTTGAGATTGCTGAACCTACAGCCATATAACCCATAACACGTTTCTTCTCAGTATGCTTAATCTTACCATCTTTGTAAGCCATAATGAGATTGGAGAGAATCTTCACACCATAATACTTTTCAAGGTGAGTAGGTACACCATAAAAGCCTAATGCGAAATTTTCAGAGTGGATAATGTTTTCACGTTTCATATTAATCTGCCAACCTTAAATTGAAATTAACACCAAATTTTTCACATACTCCCAACATATACTCAAGGGAGACGTTACCAGTGAGATGGATTATGTTGGATACACGAGCCTGAGAGATACCACAAATTTTAGCAACTTGCTCTTGAGAAAGACCTCTGGATTTAATCTCTCTCTTAAAACGATGTGCAACGAAGTCTCTCATTTCGTCTACATCCATTGGACAAATATAACTCTCCATTTCAGCCTCTCTATCAGCCTCCCAATCATCTTGTGGGGCATAAGGGTCAAAAACCTCATTCATCTTTCTTCTTCCGTTTGCGTGAAGTGTCAATCAATGAATCTATGTTTGTAGCCCTAACCTTTTCACGTTCATCATTAAGATAATCATCAAGAGCCTTTTCAATCTGTGAATCATCTTGACAGATAACTGTAAAGACTGTAAAGCCGTCTGTATCATCAATTATCTTACCATAACCGCTTCTGGGATGTAACTTTTTAAGAGCCATATCAAATACCTGTGCAGCTTCTGTTTTCTAAGAAATACTCAACACCATACATAGCTTTTTGCATCAAATCTTCTTTAAACTGGATACGGTGGTTGAGCATAGCCTGTACATCAATATCATCACGGTGTTTCTCTTTAATATTTGCAGATTGCAGGAAATACTCTGCAAGAACGCGATACTGATAGTCAGTTACCTTATCAGTCATCTCTGTCAAAGACTCTTCAGAGATTGGTTTAAGTAGCTCACCATTAGCCAAAGCAACACCTTTAACAATCTGGCAAGTATCTTCTGGAACACCTGATAAGTCCACATTTGGAAGTTCTGTTGCATTGACTGGTGAATTCATTGCCATAACCATTGCAGCAGCTAATAAAATCTTTTTCATAATGACCTCAAAGTTATATTAAATTTTGTATTACATTGAGTATAAAAATAAGCTATAACACCTGACTTGTCAACAGATTTTATAGCTTATTTGGCAGATTTTTTATAAGGCTACTGCCATCCTTCCATACATTACCTTACCTTACCTCACCTGACCTGACCTGACCCTACCTAACATTACCGTGCCACACCTCACTTAAAAACCCTCTTAAAAGACTCTTAAGTGATGTAATCGAATTTTTATGTAGCTCCGATTAACTACCCATACCAAGCCTAACCTGACCGCACCAAACCTTACAACACCACACCATACCTGACCATACCAAACCTCATTAAAAGACCCTCTTAAAGACCTTTTAAAAAGGAGCCTCCGAAGAGGCTACCTAGTCAACTTAGAAAGGTTTTCTACGTTGCTTGTTAATGTTAGCTTTCATAGCAGCTAAATGGTTTTGCTGTTCAATCAGTCGTGAGCGTTCTTGATGGCTAAGTGCCATAGTGTTCACATTCTCAATCGCTTGAGTGGCTTGCTTTAAAGCGCGACCAATCTTACCAGACATTTTACGTTTTGCAATAGTTGCTTGATGCTTAGGTTCAACCACACGATAACCAACACCCATTGAAGCAACCAGATAAATCTTCTCTTCTTTAAGAAGCTTCTCAATAAACTTCTCAAGTCGGTTTAGACGTGTAAGCGCATAAGCCTTCATTTCATCTTCGTACTTAACAATGTCACCTTGATAAGTTGGCTTCACAATACCTAAGAAGGTGTCCATCTCAGAGTGTGATACAGTGTCACCGTAACTAAACTTTGCTGCTAATGCTTTTGTATTCATAATTAAACGTTACCTTCTGAAATAACTTCTACAGAAAAACGACCAAAGCGTGGACGCCAATCACCTACACCACAAAGGTTACCAGCATTTTCCAGAACCATCAGGAGTTCCTCTCGGGTAATTTGCTCTTCATCGAACATCAAACCAAACTCTACAGACCAATCACGGAAGATTGGACGGTAGCTCATAACTCGTGCTGTACCAATCTTAACAGATTTAGCATAGATAAAATCTGGATTCTTAGCAAGTTCTTGTGGGTTTGCTGGACAGTTCTTGATAGTCATTGGGAAGACTACATCTGTCAGCATAATGGCTCGGTCAATTACCTTACCAAGTTTGTTGAGCTTTGCACCAGACTTGATACAAGCCTCAATCATCTCACCGTTCATAACAAAACCAAGTTGCTCATCGTAGTAACAAGAAGTTACCAGTTGACTTTCTGCTAAGAGCGCATAGTCTTCGTCAGTCTTTTTACGTTTACTGGACAGAGACTTGTGATATTTTGTCAGAGGGTTTAATGGGTCTGACAGCGTATCGTTATGGCTCAAGAAAGGACGAGTACCAGTGATTTTGACATTTAACAGTTTCATAGCATTTAGCTCCACACTTTAGTTGATTGTTAAGTTGTTTGTAAAGAACCCTCAACAGAAGACTCTTTAGAAACTTGGTAGATTTTTAACGTGGCTACTACCATCCACCCATACCATACCGAACCTTACCTTACCAAACCAGACCGCGCCTTACCAAACCAGACCAAACATTACTTTACCCTACCTCATTAAAAGACCCTCTTAAAGACCTTTTAAAAAGGTAAGTCTCATTTTAATGTAGCTGAGACTAACTACCCATACCTCACCCTACCAGACCAGACCTTACCCTGCCAGACCCTACCGAACATCACTTAAAAATCCTCTTAGAAGACTCTTAAGTGATGTAATCGAATTTTAATGTAGCTCCGATTAACTACCCATACCCTGCTTTACCTTACCGTACCGTACTTTACCCTACCGTACCGAACAATACTTAACCCGACCTTACCCTACCGGACATCACTTAAAAACCCTCTTAGAAGACTCTTAAGTGATGCTGGTGAGTACCCGTTGGTTTATGATGCTCAGTATACTCACCAAATTTTCTATGTCAACAACTTTTATAAAAAAGTTCTGATAGCTATATGCGTCACGAAACAAAAGATTGTAAACAAGACACCCATTGCAAAAGATGTGTCCAAAAGCTTACTTGCAACATATGACAATACAAAGACAACCAGTATAAACAAAATGACTGTACTGAACATAGTTTACTCATAATCCCTAATAACTAGCCCGACAGGGAACTGTAAAGAACCCTTACGAGTCATCTTCTGGAACTGAACCGTTAAAGGCTTCCCGATAAACTCTTCAGGATGCTCAGCAAGATACTGTTTCTTCTCATGAGTAGTCTTCCATGAGACATCTACAAAGACGTTAGGAAGAGTCTCTACAACGAACTTGCCATGACCACGCTTATCAGTCTTTACACCAGTCACTTTAAACTCTTCAGTGTGCATCTTCTTGTGTTTAATCAAGAAGTATGAACGGTGACAACACTCATAGAAGGAGTCTTCAGAGATTGAACGGTACATTGCACCTTCAAACTTAGCTTCAACCCACTTATCGTGAGCTTCATCAAACTCTTCCCAAGAATTTACACGACGAGACTTAACAGGAACAACTTTACAGCCGTCTCTAAAGTCATTCAATGGTGAAGTCTCAATAATATCTCTACGTTCAGGCCATGTCTTAGTGCTATCACAGATGTCATACCAGTAGAACTTAAGAAGATGCCTGTCAGGGTTCTCTTCATTTTTAATCATGGAGACAATATCTTCCAAGTCCCATCCATGAGCATAAATCTCACCATCGAAGTGTTTAACTTTTGGGTGAAGTAGCATCATCTTGTTAATATCACCGATTAGCTCACGGGGTATATGATACTCTGTGTTCTCTCTTGAGTATGCTATGAAGCCTTGAAAAGCTATAGTATCTCGTGTAATCCTACAACGTACACCATCCAGTTTCGGTTGAGCATCAGCAGGGAACTTCAAATACTTTGCATGGCTAACCTTTGCAGCATCATGAGCAAGCTGTACACCTACCTTCTCAGTATTCTGTGCAGATTCTTTTGTGTAAGCATAACCTTTACGGTCAACTTGCTTTTTATACTTAGCAGCAACTTCAAAGAGAGCTTGCTGTTCAGCGTTACGCTCATTCTTTTTACCGATGTTTTTAGGTTCTGCTGTATACTCTTCAAACATCATCTTGCCATTTTCTTTACCATAGGTTGTAATAACTTTGTCACCTACAGCAACGCATGACCAGACGTTGAAGGAACCATCTTTATTTTGTTTGTACAGAATTGTCATTTTCTCTTACCACCAATTTCTACGTCAATAACTTGAACATCACCAGCAACATCAAACTTATGAATGATACTTTCTACAGTGTAAGTCCAATCCTCAATGCGAACCAACTCACCTTCTCGTGGGACGATTGGGTTACGTTGAGCTACCGTTGTAGTGGAGTGAACAACATCATAACGATAGATATAGTTTACTAAAACTTGCATAGTTTTCCCTTAAAAGGATAAGTCAATATCAATACGTTCACCCTTAAGGACTCCAGTACGGTCTTTTGCAATCTTCCCTTCAACAATAAGAATGTGTGCAGACCTTAAAGTGTCACTGTTAAAGGCTTTTACGAACTTGCTAGGCATCACTACAATACACATCTCCTGAATCAAATCTGGAGTGTAGCAGTTGTCGTGAAGTTGCTGAATAACGTCTGAAAGTGTCATATGGCCTCCTATATAAGATATTGTATAAGGTACTCTTCCATGAGCACCTTGTCAATACTAATTAGTGTACTTCAAGCCAATTCTTACCAACTTTACCAGTACCAGTTACAAGCGTTTCCTCCTTAAGCCCTAAGTTTCTTGATGCCTGACCATACATCCAGTCAATCACTGCTTTAACATCCTGTGTCATCTCTTCTGGGCACTCCCAACTATTCTCATCGTGGTATGCCAAAAGCAATCTAGCACCAATAGCTGGTTTTCGACCATTCAGCTTTGTAAGACCCTCTTCACAAGTTCTTCTACAAGCGAGGTTGATGGCTTCATTCTGAACCTGACTTTCCGAACCCATGAGCAGATAATTCAATAGCTTGTGTGGAGATTTACACCACAACCATGCACCAGCAACCTTTACAAAACCACCTTTAGAGATTGCAGCAGTCTTACCAAATACCTCTTCAAGAGCCTTCTTAGTGGCTTTGAAGTCTGCTTCTAAATTATCTATCAACTTCTTAATTTTAGGGAGGCGTACAAAGTATGTTTGCTTAGTTAAAGCACCCTCCTCAGTTGTAGATGCTTTAATCGTCTTAGCAAATTTCTCATCGCCAGCCCCGAACAATACATCTGGTCAATACACTCGCAAGGTGTACCAGTTCTCTTATGAACTTCTCCGCATTTCTACGGAGTGTCGGACTATATCACGTAGCAGTGGTGCTACCGTTGCACTTGGGGATGGTCATTAGCTTACCACCCTACTCTACTCAGTTCATACGTTAAGTATGCTTTTCGATAGTCTCTGAACGTTTCTCTGTTAGGAATCTCTATAGTTATGTTATTTGCTTAGGTAGTCAATTGCTCTTTGCATATTATCAACGCTATCTGCAAGCAACCCCAAAGCTCTGTTGCAATTGTGGCATAACATACCTCTTACCTTTCCGGTTTTGTGGTCATGGTCAACAACAAGCTTAGCCTTGTGTCGTGAACCATTCATGATAAAACCTTCACCGCCACAAATTTGACATTTGTAATCACAGTTGCGGAGTAGAGTTTCGACCTCTTCTCTTTCCAAGCCATATTATGTCCTTTCTCACCGCAATGTGATGAACAATAAACTTGCCTTGCTGTTCTCGGCATGAACACCTCCTCACAGCTAGGACATTTCTTAGTAAGAACCCTGTGTTCTGCCCTTCTGTCAAATTTTAACACACAACTTCTGCACCGTTTTTGATTGTATTGGTACGGTTTAAACTCCGTGCCACACTCAGTGCATAATCTCTCTTCGTAACCTGCCATTATCTCTCTCCTTTGTTTTAGGAGTCCTAACAGAGACTTCGCTGCTGATTACCATATCTTTACAGACTTAGGCTTCCAGCAATTCACAACGTTTTACATGCGCCACTGACGCATAAATGCCATTTTTGGCTTTCTTACGACCTTTGCTAATTTCTTGAAGAAGATTTGTATCCTGAGTGGCTCGACAGGTCAAGATGTCTTCCTCTTTATTAAGGCTGAAGTAGATGCTATTTAAAGTATGCGCATCAGTTCCTGAGTACACTACGTACAAGTCATTTTCCGAATCATAATGCAAATACTTGTCAATCTCTGGGTTTAGATACTGGTCAAAATGTTTGCAATAGTACCTGCCATCCTCTTGTTTGACGAACTCAACCTCTTCTTTACCCTCTGTTACTGCTTTAGTGAACTCTTTATCACCCATAAAGTTACACAGCAGTACAAGTTGCGCGCTATTCATATCTGCTGAAACAATATTAGTTCCTTCCTCACAAGTCCAAACCTCCCTCATAGGTGCTCCATAGACAGCAGCACCAGACGGTACGTTTACAATACCATATTGTGTCATACGTCCAGTTGAAGTACCAAACACCATTGCACCAGCACTAAGGCGACCATCAGGACGAATCTGGTTCAACCAACCTTTTTCATCATCCTTTGAGTTCTCAATAGTTCTGCGTCGGTGCATCAAAGTATAGTATTTCGCAATCTTCTGTCCAAGCTCACCTTCAATCGTATCATAGGATGATTCGGTAAGTTTTGGTGAAGTACGGATTAAGCAAGGTTCAAGCAAATCTGTGTACTTCTTAACAGACCAGTTATGCTCAATGTACTGTACACCTTCGTGCTCAACATAACTCAAACCACACCGCTCGACCATTTCCTGCCACTTAGGATGCTTTGTAATCATCTTTTTATTGTCTTTGAAACGACAAACTTTGACAGGGCGACCGTCTGAGTCTTTCTTGTAGTTCCAGTCATCTGGAATCCAACCAACTGATTTCAAGTAGTCTTTAACAACTGCTACCTGAGTCATACGAGAAACTTCAAACTCAATTGGTGTATATGGTGCATCAATCAAACCTGTGTAGCGACTTGACTCAAGTCCAAAGTGGTTAACAACGTGGCTGTTATAGTACTTCACAGTTTTGACTGTTTTTACTGGCTTCCAGTCTTTGCATTTCTTACCAATCTTTGCGTTCAACTCATTGCAAATTGCACGAGCATCCTTCATTGCTACAAAGCCTTCCTTGTACTCTTCACCAGTTACAGAGTTGGTTGGTGTATAGCAATTTCTCTTTTCAATGTTAAAAATCTTTGTAGTTGGCTTACCAAATGGCTTGATTTCATATGTCTGCATCTCACCGTTACGTACCTGCTGACGATACTTTGTCTTAGGATACTTGGTAATTCTTTTCAGTCCATCTGCATGACCAAATGTTTCAACATACTCATTCCAAGCTTTTGCAAACTCTTCTCCAGTGACTTTACCTTTGGTCTTAATAGTTGGAGGTAGATGTGGTTCAACCTCTGAAGCAAGCTCATTAGTCAACTTGTCAAGTTCCTTTACATGGAACTCCATAAGCTCTTTATCAGCTTTCCAACCATTGATAGCTTGTTGGCTCATCCAGAAAGATGTCTCTTTAGCTCGCATGTAAGTTTCATAAGTGTCTATACCACACTTCTTAAGCTTGAGATATTCATTATCAAGTGCCCGTTTAGTTTTGGCGTTGATACGGATATCTTCTACAACACGAGTGAAGATTTCTGCATTCCACACACCCCAATGTTCAATCTCTGGTTTACGAACACCAACACGAGCACCCCATGCAGCCAAACCATGAGCACCTTTATAGCCCTTTGGAGTTGGTCTATCCATCCACTGAACACGAGACTGGATAAGAGAATCCTGAAAGAAATTACTCCACGGTTTACACTTTGGATTATCAAAGTTCCATAAATCAGGTGCAATGTGATTGAAAACCCACCAGTCATAACCGAGACCATTATGGATGCAAAGACGTTTTGCCTTTAACGCAAACTCAATGCCTTCACGTAAGCCACCCTTAATGTACTTGGTATACTTGTGACCGAGGATAGGCTCATCTGTAAAGACCCATACAGGCGGCTCTTCATCGTCAGATTTATAGTCTGCGAAAGCCATTACGTGCACTTTAGTGAACTCAAGGAGTAAACCATCAGTTTCTGTATCACCAACTAAATGTAAGTTTTTAAAATCTACGTTTTCCATTTTTACTCCCTCTAAAATCATTAACCTCATACATTACTGCAAAAAATTATAAAAAGCAAGTTGACAATGCACTTGACAAGGTGTTAATCTTTGCGAAGTGGGTTTTTACTTAAAAGGTTACTTAACAGTTTAACTATACAGATACTTTAAAACTCTTAAAAGATTATTTAATAGCTTTTAAAAAGCTTTAAAGTATAACGTATAGAATACGTTAAGATAAAAGATTAAAACTTAATAGTTACTTAAAAGAGGCTTACATGCAGAAAATGTTTGTTCACCCAGACATAGCTGACTTTGTTAGAGCTTTGCACAAGTTGGAAGAACTTGACATTGCTGCTCAACGGGAATATGCTCACCATCACAGGAGAATGGTTGATATACAACATGAAATAGAGTTGTCTGAAAACTATGAAGATGACTTAAAATGCTCTGTATTTGAGCATATGAAAGATGTTGCTACAGCGAGACGTAAAGCTAAAGACACAGTTGCTTTACTAGATTCTCTTAAAAAGAGGTTGCAAAGTGGTACAGACCTGTGTAATCTAGCGTCACTGATTAACGATGTTGAAACTTCTTGGGATAGGCACTACTATCCACGTTCTGAAAAGACACTTGACTTTTCTTCATCCGAAAACTTAAAATGTTCTAGAAAGAAACTTAACCAACTGAGAGAGAAATAATATGAATATCGATGTAGAAAAGATGCTTGAAGAGAAAGGTATTGATGAAGCATTTTTAATCAATTCCGTAGAAAGCATGGCTATGATTCTTCGTGGAAACAACTATACAGAACAGTTTATGCCTGCAATATATAACCTGCCTAAAGACAAGTCTGATAACGGTGCTTTTGCAGAACAGGTCAATATGATGCTGACAGACACTACACTTGCTTTGGCATCTATAGTCGTAGGTGTTGATGCTCTTGCAGAGTTCATTTTTAAGGAGATGCAGAAAAATGACTATATCTCCCTTAACTCTGAAGAGAAGGACTTGTTACTGTCATTAGGTAATAATGAGTTAATTTCCATGATAATTTCATCAACAAGTGCTGTTATGGCTGCTCTTGAGAAGCGAATGGAAGAGAAGTTGTCACGATATGAAAAACTTGATTGGGGTGTAGAAGAACTAAACCAACGAATCCAAGAAATTATCCAGCAAACCAAAGATTCTTTGGAAGAAGCTGTTGAAAATGACTCTGTAGCTGATATAGAACCTCTTCAGGTGAAAGTTGCACTGATGATTCCAGCTATCTCTACGATGATGAATATTGTTGCACTAATCCAACTTTCACAGATGATGGGTGTAAGTATTGAGTTCATTGAAGAGGTGACTGGTGGCGTTAGTATGCAAGCAATCAATGATGTTTTGGTGAACATTGGTGCTTCCATCATTGAAGAGAAACTACGCATTAACTTCGGTGATGATTTTGTGAAGCAACTCTCAGCTATGGCTGAAAAAGAGTCTGCTGAGTAACTGCACTAAGTCTTTATAAATCTTACAAGCCTCCTTAGTTGGGGGCTTTTTAGTAATTAATGGAGATAAAATGAGTAATATTATAGCATTTACTGGAAAGGCGCGTTCTGGAAAAGACACCTCATGTTCTATTGTTAAAAATATTCTAGAAGATGAGTATGGCTACAATGTTGCAGTAATGGCCTATGCAGACAACCTTAAGCTATCTGCATCAAAGATATTTGACTTGACGTGGAATGACCTGTACGGTGAAACTAAAGAGACTCCACAGGTTTTTGATTTATCATACTCTGAACTTATGTTTAAAGTTACAGAAGCTATGGAGTTTACCTTCAGGGGCGAACGTTATCATACGGACTTCAAACTTATGTCAGAGTTAACCGGACGATTAATTATGGAGCTTAAGAAGGTTGCTAAACCGACTCTATTGACACGTCTGGGATTTAGTAAAAAGTATAAATTCTCATCAAGGCAAATTCAACAGATTTGGGGTACTGAAGTTATCCGTAAAGTTATGGGTGACAAATTCTGGGCTAAAGACCTCGAAAAACGAATGGCAAATTTCTTTGACGTTTGCTCACTTAGAAATCAAGAGGGTGTTGTTTTAATCAGCGACTTAAGGTTTGACTCCGAAGCTGAGTGGCTGAGTAGATTTGCACACCAAACTATCGAAGTAAAAAGAGACAATGTGGACAAGGTTTCATCACATGTTTCAGAAAATGGGATTTCTACTAAATATGCGCGTGACATTATCCATAATAATGGTACTCTTGAAGACCTTGAAAGCAAGCTAAGAGCTATCCTGAAAATTTAAAAGAGAGAATGAAGATGAGAGTAAAAGATAATTTTAAAGTTATTGACCATCGTTTAGTGGAACTCTCATCTCTTTCCAATGAGGTAATGATTGAACGTCTTAAGAGAGTTGAATCACGAAGGAAAGAGATTGCAGATGAAATTCATGAACTGGACAAGATTGAAAATGGATTGAAGGCAGAACTACAACGAAGAGGTGCTAATGTCTAAAGGTCGTAAATTGAAAGAGGCTGGTCAGTTTATTGGTCATTGTGCATGTCCACGTTGTGGTTCATCAGATGCTGGTTCAATCTACCACCATGACGATGATTCTTATTCGATGACTTGCTTTAGCTGTAACAAAGGTTTCCCAGAGTGGGATTTTGATAAAGGACAAATCGTGAGCACTTATTCTACTGGTTCAGATAATAAAAACCGTACTTTCCGTGGAATGGATTTAGACGATGTAAAAGAAAACCTTGAAGCAATGGACTTAAAGGACAGGAAGATTCCTGCAAAAGTTCTTGAGCGTTTGGGTATCAAGGTTGACATTGACAGTGACGGTGAAATTGACGCACATTTCTACCCAACTTACAAACGCAATGAAGATGGCAAGCTAGAGCATGTTGGCTACCGTGTTCGTCACCGTTACCCAGAAGACCATCCAAAAGAGCACCTACGTGGTAAGTTAAAAGACTTTTCTGGTGGTGTTGGAGACATTAAAGGTGAGCTGGCAATGTTCGGTTCATGGATTGCTCCAGAAGGTGGTAACCGTCTATTCATCTGGGAAGGTGAGATGGAATGTGCGACAGCAATCTATATGACTTCTCTTGCGATTAAAGACAAGTCTCGTCGTAAGAATTACTGTCACGTATCTGTTCCATCAGGTGCAAACATCAAGTCTATCAAAGATAACTATCAGTACATTACATCCTTTGATGAAATTTACTTGTGCTTTGATAACGATGAAGCAGGTGCTAAAGCCACTAAAGAGGCTGCTGGTATCCTCCCTATTGAGAAGGTTCGTTTATTCCAGTACCCAGAGGGTGTAAAAGACCTTAACGAGTGGTGGACAAAGTTCTATAAAGAGAAAGATACAGTTCTGGAAGGATTTAAGCAGCGTATCTACAATGCACCTCGTTACTGTCCTGCTGGTATCAAGAACTTCGCAGATGGTTTTGAGGCAATGAAGAATCGTGGTCAGATTCCATTGATTCCTTTCCCAGAATCTTTCGGGGATTTGAACAGACTGACTTATGGTGGTTACGGTTTAGGCGAGATTACGACTATTGCAGCACCATCTTCAGTAGGTAAGTCAGCTTACACTCGTGAGATGATTTATTCAGCTTGGAAAGAAACTGATTATAATATCGGTGTAATCCCTGTAGAAGATACCTATGAAGAGTTGATGGAAATGCTCTGTGCAATCCACCTGAGCAAACAGATTTCTGAGATTCCTTATGATGAACGAGATTGGGATGAATTAAAGGGAGCACACGCAGAGCTTTCAAAAGGTCGTCGCATCCATATCGTTGACCATCAAGGGGCAATTGACCAAGATAACCTGCTGGAGTTTGTTGACTATCTTGTTAACAGTTTAGACTGTAAGATTATTATTCTTGACCCTATTACGTTGGCTCTGTCACGTTCTGATACGGATGAAGAGGAAGTCTTGTCTGAACTATTGCGTCGTTGCAAACGCTACCAGTATGCACAGGTAAACGTCTGTCACGTTCGTAAAAGTGCAGGTGGTCAGAAGGCTAACTCTGAAGGTGGAGATATCTCTGAAGAGGATATTAAAGGCTCTGGTGCGTATTTCCAGATTTCTATGAACAACATTCTGTTAATGCGTAACAAGGTTGACCCAGACCCTGTTAAGAAAAACTTGACAAAAATCAAGTTAACTAAGTGTCGTCGTCACGGTAAGTCAACGGGTATTGCTGGTCATACTTGGTACAATCCAGATACAGGACGTCTCATCAAAGCATCTGGTTGTGGGGTTGACATTGATGGTGCAGCAGAAAACATTCGCCAGCAGTTTGGTATTGGTGAAGCTGAAGACCATTATGATGATTCTTTACCGCATTATGAGGATGAAGTGTTTGACCGTGAGACTGGTGAAGTCTATGCTGAAGAGCAGCGTCAAAGCTCAACGATTCCACCTGTATTAAGTGAGGATGCAGATGACTGCCCGTTCGAAACTGAGTGATAGTTATAAAAGAGAGGGATTCACACCCTTCTTTGAAGAAAAAAGTTTAAATAAATTTCAGGAAGAGTGTTTGACAAAGATTGATAGGTTCTATAGAATGCTCTACATGAAATGTGATGGAGGTGTTGAGGTAGAAGAAAAGTTCCATCACAGTATTATCACAGTCTCTATTACTATACCTGAACATAATATTGGTTGGCTGTTTATAATGAAAGAAAATGTGTTTGAATATCAAGTATATCGGAGAATATCATGAAACACTCTAAAGCATTTGAAAAAGTTTTTGGGGATTCCTTAAAAGCCACTGCTGGAAAACCAGCAAAATACTATGAAGAAAAACGTGTAAGAACTGGAAAAACTGCACGTAAAGCAGCTTCTAAAGATAAGCACAACTTCCAGTAATTAGTATTTGACAATAGAGTATCAACAAATTAGAATTGGTACTCTTCATAAATTGAGATAGAGGTTTAAATAATGTCTAAAGTTGTTAAAATGAAAGCTCCGGTAGAGAAGTACAATGGTACTGAACGTCAAACTCTGCGTTACCTTCTGAAAGATGTTTGGTTTTATTACCTGAACACTTCACCACGTCCGGGAAAAGGTAAATCCATTGATAAGAAATTCCCAGGCAAAGACTGCAACTACAGTGTTTCAATTCTGGCAGAAGATGGTAACAAGCTGTTTAAAGAGTTTACTAAGTCTAAGAAAAACCCAGAAGGTTGGGATAAAGTTACTACTGAAGCAGTTGATGCAGATGACTTCGAAGAGAAGTTTGGTTGTAAACCACCTTTTGAAGCAGACACTTACTACATCTTGAAAGTAAGTCGTGCAGCAGCTTATAAAGATGGTGCTGTGTGGACAGCTAAACAGTCATTCCCTGTAATGCTGATTGAAGAAGTAAATGGTAAGCGTGTAGCTGTTAAACAGCCGATGAAGAAAATCAAAGCTCAAGCATCTGACAAACATGAAGATGACAAGAACTATGATGTAATTCATCCAGATATTGCAGTTGGTAACGGTTCTTTTGGTAGTGTGATTCTTTCTACTCACTTCTACACTTTTGAGAACAATGTTCTGACAAAACCTATTCAGGAACAGTTTATCATCGATATTCTTGTACCTTACACTGGTGGTAATGGTGCTAATGGTGAACCTGAACTGGATGAAGATGAACTGGCTATGCTTGGTCTTGATGGTGTCGAAGATAACGGTGAAATCACTGAAGAAGACGCAACAGACCATAAATCTTCGAATGATTCTGATGATGGCGATGACGAAGATTTGCCAGACCCAGATGACGAAGAAGATGAAGACTTCGATACAGAAGACTAATCTCTAAAAGTTACTTTAAAGCCCTGTACTTAGTATGGGGCTTTTTCATATGGAGAGCCATAATGGAGAAGTACACATTAACAAAGCTTCCCGATTCAGTTACACATGTCTTTATTGACTCTGACAGTATTGCCTATAAAGGTGCTTGTGTAGTTGAGAAAGCAAAATATAAATACGTCAATAAACTCACAGCAGAAGAATCTGAACCATTTGATAATGCAAAAGATGCTGCAAGATGGTTAGCAGACCAGAGAATCCTTGTGGAAGAACTTGGCCTGACATTTGATGAAGATGAATGGGAAAGACAGACTTGGAAAGAAGCTAAGAGTGAAAAAGAAGCTATCATGGCTACTCAACAGGTTCTTCAGGAATGGCTTAAGGTGGTTGGTAAAGAGAGAACTTGGGTAGGTTATTTAACAGAGAAAGGTGTACATAAGCATAAAGACATTAAAGGTCTTGAGCACCAATATCAAGGTAACCGCAAAGATGCTGTCACACCAACACACTTAGTTGCTTGTCGCGAGTATCTTCTGTCAAGACCAGAGTTCAAATTGATTCTTGATGGATTTGAAGCTGACTCTATCGTTATTGCTAAAGCTGAAAAAATGGGAAAAAAGGCTGCCTTAATGAGTATTGATAAAGACCTTCGCCAAGCTGAAGGGACTTACTGCATTGATATGACCTATGAAAAGTCACCTTTGATTTTCATTGCTGACAACAACGTAGGTGAAATTTGGGATTGCCCAATAAAATCGACACCAAAAGCTAAGAAGACAGTTGGGGTAGGTTTTAAATTTCTTTGCTATCAAGCCGTGGCTGGTGATAATGCGGATAATTATTTTGGCTTAAAGGGTGTTGGCAAGGTTACTATAATGAAAGCCCTTGAGGGTAAAACTACTTACAAAGAGTGTCTTGATGCAATTTATGAGCTTTATGCTAAGAAAGAGTCATACACTTATGTCTCGTGGGATGGTCAAACAATTACCAGAACACCTTTAGAGTTAATGCAGCAACACTTTTTCTTAGCTTATCAGGAAAGAAACAAGAAAGACGATTTCACTTTTGATAAGTATGGGTGGACACCAAATGTTAACTCAACAAACTCTTAAAGAATACCTGCACTATGACCCCGAAACAGGGGTCTTTACTTGGATTAAGAAGTCTGCTAGACACACAAAAATTGGCTCTGTTGCAGGTACAAACTTAAGAGGGTACACCAGAATTTATTTGTTTGGTAAGGGCTATTATGCACATACCCTAGCTGTTCTGTATATGGATGGATACCTACCTGAGTGTGTTGACCATAAAAATCATGTAACACTAGACAATCGCTGGGTAAATCTTAGGGCATGTACGTTATCAGAGAACCAATGTAATAGGTTGCTCAATAAGAACAATAAATCAGGTGTTAAGGGTGTGTACTACAAAAAACAGTATGGTAAGTGGTCTACACAGATAACTTTTAAGAAGAGGGTTTACTTCTTCGGCTACTATGACACTATTGATGAAGCAGCAGAGGTTGTAAATAGGGAACGCCAACGTTTACACAAAGAGTTTGCTAATAAAGGTGATGAATGAGAAAAATAAAAGGTTTTGGCAATTGCCCTGAATATGGACATTGGGTTTCACTATGTGGTGAAGTTGACCCAGCAAAGCACTTTGGTTTTGTCTACCTAGTGTACTGCAAAAAGACTGGACAGTACTATTTGGGTAAGAAACAGCTTAATAGTGTGACCAAAAGAAAAGTTGCTGGCAAGACTCGGAAGAAGGTAGTCACTAAGGAAAGTGATTGGATGACTTATGAGACTTCTTCTGAGTATATTAAAAAAGATATTGAGAGCTTTGGAAAAGAATTTTTTGACTTTTACATTATTCAGACCTACTACACAAAAGGTGGCCTAGTTTATGGTGAAGCAAACCTTCAACATAAGTTCGATGTAATGACAAAAAGGATTGACTCGAAGCTCAGACTCTTCTACAATGCCAATATTGCAGCAATTAAGTTTATTACTAAAGAAACTTATGAAGATGCTGAAAAAAGAATCCATAAGGTAATGAAAGCAAATTGTGCTTGATAACTATTGAGAGAGAGTAAAATGTTTAACAAAAGCAAAGCTGTGAGTCATGTAGCAAAAGTTGACAGCAAGATTGAAGAACTTGAGCGCATTCTTGCAAATGCTAAAGAGTCAATAATTAAAGAAGTTGAAGCTGTTGAATCTCAAATGCAGCACCTCATGCTTAAACGCCAAGAGCTACGTGAGCATCTAGAATATATTGAAACACGAGAGCTAAAAGTTAACAGATATTTTAAGGAGTCCGAATGTTTAACTCAAGAGAATCAGTAAAAAACTGGAACCTTCGTTGTGGAAACACTCAAAAGCAACCTTACAGTAATGAGTATTGGGAATCTTTAAAATCTCAATCTCTGTGTATGCTTGAAGAAGCAAAAGAGCTTGTAAAAGCAATTGAAGAGAAAGACCCCATTGAGACACTGGATGCTCAGGCAGATTTGCAATATGTTCTTGACGGTTTGATTTACCTGTCACAACATGACCACAATGGTGCTATGAAAGCTGTTTGCCATAATAATGACCTGAAGTACACAGATGACTATGAAGAAGCTTTAAAACGTCTTGCAGACATTGAAAATCGTACTGGTCAAGAGTGTGTTATCAGAATGTCAGTAGTTGATGGTAAAGAGTGGTATGCGATTGTCCGTGCAGCCGATGGGAAGATTATGAAGCAATCAAATCTCCCTAAAGTACAGCTTGGTGAATACATTGTAGAACTTGAAAGCCAAGAACTTTTTGTGGTAGTATCTGAGACATGCGTTATCTGCAAAGGTATTGTAGGTAGCTTAAAGGATTTGGGTGTAGATGGTTTTGTAGAAGTTAATCCAATTACCTCTAAAGCAGATAAAGACTTCTGTAAAGAGAATGGACTATGGATTGCAGATATTATCTACTATGATGGTGAGCAGTTCCATGTAACCTCATACCCGAAACTGAATTATGATGCTAATAACCTGAAGTGCTGGTTAAAAGGGGTTGGTTATAATGGATTCACAGAACATTAATAAAGAGGGTGTGGCTCAGAAGAGCCACTTCTCAAACTACAATATTTCTATGACGGTGTTTATGAATGACCCGTTACTTGAAAAGTATGGTGAGACTCCAGATACACTTCTGGATAATGAACAAGTTTTAAAAGCAGTCCTGTACAAATATGGGATTGATATTGAGAAAGAGTATTCTTTTGAAATCTGTCAACACAGGAATACTTTCGGTAAAGTTGTAATGGCTCCACTCTTCATGGGTGTAGAAAGAACTGACTATGGTTGGTTATATCTAAAAAGAAACTTGGAGAAATACCGTGTCTAAAGCAAAAAAGCTATCTTATGATGACATTATCTCAGGTGCTAAATTAGGTGTTGATAGTATCGGACAAGATGTTAAGCACGGGGACACAGTTATGTACTGTGATGACCGAAGAGGCAGAAGTGCAATCTTGTTTGGGAGAATTGTTTGCAAGATGCGAGGTAATTACGTTGTTGAAGACATGAATGTGGATGTCACAAAACAGCTTGAAATAATTATGAACAATAATATATCATGGTTCGTCAATTGTATGCACACTTCATCAGTCACAAAGGTAAGTGATAAGTTTTACGATATGTGGCAGAACGAGCAAATTTTCAAGATTTAAACTAGGGAGCCTCTTTGGAGGCTCTTTTCATCTGTAGGATTCGAAAATGATTAAGACAATTAAAAAATCAAATGGTACAGTAGTAAGCTTTGACCCAGAAAGACTGAATAAGTGGGCATCATGGGCAGATAAGCGTGGAATCATCTGGTCAGAAGTCACTATGGAAGCCATGAAACGTGTCTATGAAGGTTGCACTACAAAAGAGATGCACCAAGCTATGATTGATGTTTGTGTTGATAAACAAACTCAAGAGTACTCAGACATGGCTGGGCGGCTACTTCTGGGGATTATCTACAAAGAAGCCTTTGGAGGCTTTACTAAGGTTCCTACGCTGGTTACCTTCGTTAAAAATATGGAGAGAGCAGGACTTTGGGAGAAGATGGACTATTCTCAGGAAGAGCTTGAATATCTGCAAGGGTACATTGTGCACTCAAAAGATATCTCTTACGGTTATGCAGTCCTGAAACAGTTCAGAGACAAGTATGGTATCCGTGATATTAAAACGGGAAGACTTTTTGAGTCACCACAATTTATGTTTATGGGTATGGCTATGAAAGCCTTCGAGAAGCAACCAAAGCACCGTAGACTGCAAGATGTTATCAAGCTGTACACTTACTTATCTGACCTGAAGATTAACGCTCCTACGCCTTATCTGAATGGCTTAAGAGCTACTAAATCAGGTTATGCGTCATGCTGTTTGATTAAGGCGAATGATACTGCTGAATCTCTAGGTATTGCTGCAAAGGTTGCCTATGACATGACCACAAAGCAAGCTGGTATTGGTATGCTGATGGAGACTCGCACTATTGGTGATGGTATCCGTCAAAACACTATTGAGCACATGGGTAAACTGCCTTATTACAAGCTTGTACGCTCATCTGTAGAGGCAAACAAACAGAAGAGTCGTGGTGGTTCAGCTAACAACTTCTACACTGCTCTAGACCCGCAGATTGAAGATTTACTACGTTTGAAGCACCCTACAACGGTTCCTTCTAAACGTATTAACGAGATGGACTACTCATTTGGTACAAATGATTATTTCTGGCAGTGTGTCCAGTATGATACAGATTGGTTGCTATTCTCTTACAAAGATGCACCAAAACTCTATGACATGTTCTACACAGCATCTGCTGATGAGTTTGCTATGGCAGTTGGTCACGCAGTACATTCAGGAGTTAAGCACAGACGAGTCAAGGCTCGTGAAATTGCTAAGCTGTTTATTCAACAGCGTTATGCTACAGGTCGTGTGTATCCATTCTTCACTAACAACGCAAACACACATACACCATTTAAAGAACCATTGAAGATGTCAAATCTTTGTATGGAAATTGTGTTGCCAGTGTATGGTTTTGAGAAAGAGACAGACCTTTACAGAGACGATGCTGTGAAAGAGGATGGTGAGGTGGCTCTTTGCTTCCTAGCTAGTTTGGTTGCAGGGAGAATTTCAGAAGATGAATACGCTGACGTTGCTTATTATGCTCTTGCAATGGTTGACTCCGTTATTGACCTTATGGATTATCCGTATCCGTCGATGCGTAACCATGTTCAGAAGCGTCGTTCTGTTGGGATTGGCCTTACAAATGTGGCTCATTACCTTGCGAAGAACTACGTGAACTACTCTTCACGAGCAGGTAAAACGAAACTTCATGAACTTGCAGAGATGCACTCTTACTATCTGCATGAAGCCTCGCTGAGACTTGCTAAAGAGCGTGGCGTTCCAGAGTACATGAAGTTCACTAAGTATCCTGAAGGCTGGGTTCCTCCAAAGACAGCTAACAAGAAGATTGATGAGAAGCATGATGCAAAACTAAGATATGATTGGGATGACTTAGCACAACGTATCAAAGAAAACGGTGGCATCCGAAACTCTGTACTTGAGGCTTATATGCCTAATGAGAGTTCTTCACTGGCAACTAATACGACAAATGGCTTGTACCCAATTCGTGACTTTATTTTAACTAAAAAGTCTGCAACTGGTAACGTGCTGTTTATTGTTCCAGATTATGAAGAGTTGAAGTATGTATATGAAATTGCTTGGGGTATTGACACCTTTGACCTGATTGATTGTTATGCAATTGTTCAAAAGTTCACTGGTCAAGCTATCTCTTCAGATTTCTATGTTGACTACGCAAAAGCTAAGAAGGTATCATTGGCTCAAGCTTTGAAGTACATGATTTATGCCAACTCGGTAGGTATGAAAACCATGTACTACCTTAACAGTCGCATTGGTGTAGGTAAATCTGCACTGCAAGATGCTTATTGCGAGGGTTGTGGTGTTTAGTTTTAACAACTATGAGGGTCGTAAAAGACCCTCTAAAAATAACTTTGGAGAGACCATGAAAGATTTAATAGAAAAACATGAACGACCTATATACTTGCTCCACAAGCCTCGGAAAACGATGTACTATGTGAGTAGCACAGATATGATGATAAAACAAAAGGATGACTCATGGGTTGCTGGTATCTCTTACATCTCTACAGCAGATGGTAAAATCTACGCAAGACCTTATGAGATGTTTAACAAAGAGAATTGGGAAGTTTTAGACAGAAAACAAGCCTTAGAAATGATAAAGAAAGGAGAAATCACGCTATGATTAACCAGCACCCAATCTTTTTAGGTGGTGAGAGAAAAACTTTTGACTCACTTAATAAACACTACCCAAAAATCTTTGAACTTTATAAACAACAAAAAGCACAAGACTGGTCAGAAGATGAGTTCCCTTTTGAACAATCACGTCTTGATTTTGAGAGTGTCCCAGCATCAATGTCAGGCGTAATGCTTGAGATTCTTAAGTGGCAATGGGAAGCAGATACTCAAGTTGCTAAGAGTTTGGCATTTGCCTTTGCACCCTTTATCTCTGATGACATCTATGCAACTGCAATTATGAAGCAGTCTGAGATTGAAAATCTACATGCTCTTACTTACTCAGAGATTGTAAGACAATGTATTAAAAACCCTGAAACAATCTTAGACGAAATTAACCAGAATGTTGCTGTGCAAGACCGATTAAAAACTGTGAATCGTGTTCTTGAAGAATTACTGGATGAAGGTATAAACTATCGTCTGAGTTATGTGCGTGACTCACTTCTGGACAAAGACCCTTTACACTTCCATAAAGTGATTCTGAAAGGTCTATTTGCAGTGACTGCACTGGAAGGTATATCTTTTATGGCATCCTTTGCATGTACTTTTGCACTTGATGCTCAAGATAAATTTCAGGGTATTGCTCAAGCTGTGCAGAAGATTATGCTTGATGAAATCCTTCACACTAAAATTGATATTGAAGTTTTAAAAGAAACTTTAAGAGATGATGAGTGGCAGAAAGCTTTTCAACAAATTCTTCCAGAGATTAAAGTAATCTTAGATGAAGTAGTTGAAAGTGAAGAGAAATGGTCGTATTATATCTTCTCCGAAGGACGTGCTGTAGTTGGCTTAAATACAAAACTTCTTCATGAGTGGGTTTACTATAATGCCGCCCCACTGTATGATATGTTTGGCATTCCCAGAGATTTTGTAGCTCCTAAAGAACCACCTTTGAAGTATATGATTAAGAAGATGGAAATTGATAAAGAGCAGAATGCTAATCAGGAGCAACAGAACGGTGCGTACCTGTTGAATACTGTTGTAGATGATTTGAATAGTGGATTTTTAGAGGTTCCTTAATGACTTATGTGATTTACTCCAAAACTGGATGCCCTCAGTGTGAGACTGCAAAGAATTTTGCAAAAGCTCGTGGTATTGACCATGTTGTGAGAATGTTAGGGCAGGATTATGAACTGTCAGACCTGATGGATATTGCACAGATGCCAGTTCGTCAGATGCCATTCATCATGAAAACTGATGGACAAAACCTAAAACCTGTTGGAACGCTACAGAATTTTATGGCAGAGGTGAATAATGCTTAAACGCCTTTGGGAAGGTCTGGTTGTTGATGCACCAGCCATTGTGATTGGTATGCTTGTTGTTAACCTATTTACTGATTTTGAACAAGGTTCATTGTTTGGAGCCATGTTACTATGGGTTATCTTTGAAATATTAGAGATACAGTTAGGCATCACTGAAAAACTGAGAAAACTCGTTTCTAAGTTTTCTAAAAAGATTTAAAATGAAAGGGTCTCTTCGGAGACCTTTTTAGCATGTAAAGGGGCAATAATGAACAAAGTACAGATTATTAAAAAGAACGGCTCACTTGAAGAACCTGATATCAAAAAAGTTTTAGCAGCAGTAGCTAAGTCAGCTAACAGGGTTGGATATAAAGAACTTCCACCAGATGTTACCCAAGCTCTTGAGTCAGCATTCATGAGGATTTTGGTAAAGTCCACTAAGCAGAATAATTTGCTTATCTCGGTAAATGATATTCACAGTATTGTTGAAGGTGCTTTGGCAGAAGTTAATCACGAGATTTATGAGTCTTACTCAACATACAGAAATTACCGTAAAGAGGTTGCTCAAAATTGGGATGAACTCTACCAGAAGACTAAAGATACACTCTTCTTAGGTGACCGTGAAAATGCTAACTTTGACAGCAGTTTAATTTCTACGAAAGGTTCAATTATCCGTGGTTACCTGACTAAAGAAATCTTTAAACAGTATCATCTAACACCAGAGGAACTTGAAGCCATTGAGAAAGGCTTTATCTATATCCACGATTTGAGAGACCTGATTTTTGGTGGTATTAACTGTTGCCTGTTTGACATTGGTAAAGTACTAAAAGGTGGCTTTGAAATGTCCGGCATTGAGTACTGTGAACCTAAATCTGTACTGTCAGCGTTGCAGGTTATTGGTGACGTAGTACTCTCAGCAACTGCACAGCAATTTGGTGGTTTTACTTTAGCAGAGATTGATAAGGTACTTGTACCGTATGCTAAGAAGTCTCTACGCTATCATGCTGAGAAAGCATCATCTTATGGTATTCCTAAAGAGCATTACCACAATTATGTAATGGAGCAGTTACAAATTGAACTGACGCAAGGTTTTCAGTCACTTGAGATGAAACTAAATACCGTACCTTGTAGCCGTGGTGATTTTGCATTCACAACTTTAACATTTGGTTTACTTGACTCAGATATGTCTAATGAGGATAATCGACTACAATACATGATTGCAAGTACTCTCCTAGATGTTCGTATGAATGGACAAGGTAAGAGCAAAAAGCCTGTTGTATTCCCTAAACTGGTTTATATTTATGACCAGAAGAGACATGATGAGAATATCTGTCAAGGTCACCTGTACAGTAAAGCTATTGAGTGTTGCTCTAAAGCAATGTACCCAGATTTCTTAAGTGTGTCTGGTCATGGTGCTGTAGCAGAGGCTTTTGAGCGTTCTGGTAAGGTAATTTCACCGATGGGTTGCAGAGCTTTCTTATCCCCATATCTTAACGAGAATGGAGAAGAGTTCTACGTTGGTCGTGCTAATATTGGTGCTGTATCTTTGAACTTACCAATGATTTACCAGTATTCTAAAGAGAATGGTTTAGATTTCTGGAAAGAGCTTGATAAGTACCTAGAAATGATTCGCAGCTTCCATAAGAAACGTTACGAAATGATTGCCAATATGCCAGCAAGTTCTAACCCTCTTGCATTCACACAAGGTGGTCTGTATAAAGGGACTAAGAAGCCTACTAACAAGGTTGGTTGGGATATTGTGAAGTCCTTCACAGCTTCTTTTGGGGTTACTGCTCTTGATGAGTTATCTGTTCTTGCTGAAGGTAAACGACTTCATGAAGTTGGAAGTTCTAGTTTTGCATACGATGTTCTGGCATACATTAACATGAAAACTGAAGAGTTTAAGAATGAAGATGGCTTCCTGTATGCAGTATATGGCACTCCAGCAGAGTCATTGTGTGGAACTCAGCTAAAACAGTTCAGAGATATGTTTGGTGTTATTAAAGGCGTTTCTGACAAGGAATACTTTACAAACAGTTTCCATATGAATGTTGCAGCAAACATCTCACCATTTGAGAAGCAGGACTTAGAAGAGCCATTCTTCCATATCTGTAGAGGTGGCAGAATCCAGTATGTAAGGGTAGCTAACCCAGAAAACTTACCAGCACTTAAAAGTTGTATTACAAGAGGGATGTTGAAAGGTTTCTATCAGGGGCTTAACTTTGACTTAGCAATCTGTGAACATTGTGGTAACAGACCAAAGGCTGATGTTGAAGAATGTGAGGTTTGCCATTCACATGATATCTCTGTGATTAACAGGGTGTGCGGGTACTTGTCATTCACAAAAATTAAAGGTCAGTCTCGAATGAATGACGCTAAGATGGCAGAAATTAAGGATAGGGTTTCTATGTAGAATACAAATGAATTACGAACTAATATATAATGCAATTATTAAGAAGGCACATTCTGAAAGGGGGTGTGCCTCTTACATACTACAAATGTCAAGGTAAGGGTTATGAAAGACACCATATCATACCAGTGTGTCTAGGTGGCGATAAAATTAGTGGAGATAATATTGCTCTACTTACACCTAGAGAACATTATATAGCTCATAAATTACTGGTTAAGATGTATCCAAACAACCACAAGTTATGGTTTGCATGGAACAGGCTAGCTCATGATGGCCTAGATAGGAAAATATCATCCAGAGACTATGAAAAGGTAAGGGCTTTGAACTCGAAAGCTTTATCTATTGTGAATAAAGGTAGGGTTTTCACTGAAGAACATCGAAGACGATTAGGAGAATCTCAAATAGGTAATACAAAATCAAAAGGTTGTAAAAGGTCTATAGAAACAAGGAAGAGGATGTCAGAAGCCGGAAAAAAGCCAAAGAAAAAGAAAACTTGCCCTCATTGTGGTATGACTGGTGGTGCTGGTAACATGACTCGATATCATTTTGACAATTGTAAGAAAAAATAACCTTATGTAAAACTTGACAAGGTGATGTGGGTCTTGATAGGCTTACATCACCTTTTTTATTGGATGTTAGATATGGCAGAAAGTATTATTGGATTGCTCATATGTTCTGTCTTACTAGGGTTCTTTTTAGGACTCTCTTATTGTGAATTGAGAGATAAGTTAAAATGTTTAAGATATCAAAAACGATGATATACATACTCCACATTCTAATCTTCTTCTTTGGGGTTAGTGTTATGGTATGGGGTTTTTCAGACCCACAATGGAGTTTCTCATATCATGGTCAGATGGATTTATGGTCATGCTTCAAACCATTTTTAGGGTTAGTCATAGCATTCAGTGCATTACCAACTAAGGTGAAATTATGATTAAGTTGAGTCAAAAACAGTTAGAGTGGATTAAAGATTATGCCTCAGAGTGTGGCTCTTGTGAAAAGAATCACGTAAGATACTCAACATTCCACACGGTCTTCACATTGTATATCGGTGAAAATGTTCTAAGTGATTCTGTAGAAGACGGTGTAGCATTGCCTAATGAATTACTTGATAAACTAGCTGTAGTCTCTGGAACTTGGTCTGAGGAAGATGGTCACGAGCTATCTGATGATGTTGTCTTCTACACCCTTGAAAACATCATGAATCCAGAGTACATTATGCTAATGACTTGTGCACAAGACTGTGTTCCATTACAAAACTTCATTAAAGAGCACTGTGAAGAGTTTATTACTAAACAGGTTCCTTGTCAGGTGGTATTTGAATGAGTAAAACAATTCGAAGAAAAGGTTTAAAGAACGTTCATGGACTTTATGAGTGGAGAAATGAGGTACGTAACAGAGAAAATGCTTCAGAGGTCTACTACCACTCTGATATGATGTCTAGAAAAGGTGGCTCTTACGACTTCACAAGCCAGCCTTGTAGAGAGATTAAGAAGGCTACTAAACGTCTTACAAGAACACAAATAAGGCAGCTTTCTAAGACATCCTTCTTAGATGAAGACTTTGACATTGATAGTAAGTCCCCAAAGAAAGCTGCTAAGAATACTTATATGTATTGGTGAGGTAACTAGATGAATTACATGGAGATTAGACCATTTGATACAGCTAATGGTGAAGGGGTTCGTGTAAGCCTCTTCGTAGCTGGTTGTAAGCATCACTGCGAAGGCTGCTTTAACAGAGAGTCTTGGAAGTTTAATGCTGGTAAAGAGTTTACTTATGCAAACTTCTACGGAATCATCCAGCTAATGGGCGATAATGCCGTCAGTGGGTTGTCGATACTTGGTGGAGAACCTCTGGATGATAGAAATATTCAAGAGGTCACCAATATATGTAAACGTATTAAAACTGTTTACCCAGAGAAATCTATCTGGCTCTGGACAGGTTTTCAGTTACACGAAAAAATTCACCTTGATGTGATGAAATATGTTGACGTGGTGATTGATGGTAAGTATGATTCATCTAAACCAACAGTTAAACCGTATCGTGGTTCTGATAACCAAAACCTCTGGAGAAAAGAGTATGGGTGGCAAGGTGATTGTCAGTGGAGAGCCGAGTAAGTCTCGTCGTAAAGTAGGTTATGGAAAAGGTGAAATAATGGTTCTTTCTTTTAACAGTGCTTTATTAGGTACTTACAAAGTTAAGACCGAACTCCTTGATGAATGGAGAAAATATACAAACTCACTTTTCGGTAATGTTGGAATGGAAGCCTTAGCAGAGATTGAGAAGGCTGGAACATTTGAAGTTGTCGGTAAAGGTCACTACACAATGTTCTACAAAACAAATTTAAACGTCGGAGACAGTATTGTTGGTGTCACTGAAGAAGAACTTAAAACATTTTGTGAAAAGATTGAGAGAGATACGAAATGGGAATCTGGAATAGTTTTAAATCAAAAGTAAAAGCAGCACTAGCTTCATTAGGTATGCTCACTGGAGTTGATGTGACTCATCTTATGCAGAACTTCAAGATGGATGAGAAGCTGACTAATGAGATTATGAAAAGTATCTATGTAGGCCGTGGCAAAGGTGGTAAGAAACAAGCCCATCGTCCGTCTGGTGCAGCAGCTATTAAACGAGCAGCTAAGAAAGCTCGTAACCGTAAACGTAATAAGAAGGCTAAATAATCATGAGCAAAATCTATAACACTCGCAAATTACAGATTTTCGTACTGTGTCAGTTTATGGCTAAAGAATACAACTTCTACTATTGTGGTACAGGTTTTATTAGCGATGATGATGGCTCATACCTACCATTTAAAGAAGCTGTGAAGCTCTTTAATGAAGAGAAAAACTCTAAGAAAGATATCGAAAAGGTCAAGCTAACCTATAGCAAGAAAGATAAGAAGATTATCTGCCTAGATAACTTTGTAAAAGTTACTGGAGAAGCAAAAGAGTTTATGGATGAGAGTGAGATTTCATTCACAAGCATCTTGAAAGTAGCTCAGTAAACAGATACTATAAGGGAACTGTAAAGGTTCCCTTTTTATTTTGGAGATGATATGTATCTGTCAAACCTGAAACGTTCGGCTGCAATGTCAGTTCTAAGACTCAGCTTTGAGGAACGTCAAGAGTTCATTGACTCCCACCAATACGACCCTTCTAACTCGAATCACATGGTTCTTTGGAATCGTGATAACTTCCGTGAAAGAGCACTTGTCCGTTATTACCCACACTACACAATAGATAACCTGTATGAATGGTGTGTTGTGAAGAACACTATTGCAACACTGAACAATCTTTGCAGGTATACAGGTAAGCAAACATTTACATTAGGCCACCACAAACCCGTTACAAAGGGTGGTGAGCATCACTGTGCAAACTGGTTTATCCAGACTAAACTTGATAACCAGAAGCAAGGAGATAACCTTCTAAGCACCCCTAAGATGACCTATGAAGAGCAAGAGATATATATCAAAAATAATATGCCAGATGTGCTTGACAACCACTATACAGATTTGGCAATATCTCTCCTGTTGAAGTTCGAGACAGTTTATAGGGCAACTTACAATGGCTAAAGAGAAGTGGGAAATCCTACCATTAGTGAGTGAAGGTGGTAACGGTTGTGAGATGTACATGATACGTGGTCATGTCCCAGAACCAATTGCACTTGAGATGGTAAACAATTTTACAGATGGTTCTTACAAAGACTTGGGAGAGCCAACTATAAAGCATCAATGGGTAAAGCCTGTACCAGACAGCACAGGTAACTGTAGTGTACTTTACCACGTTGTAGACCCTGTAAAATGCAAATCTGCAATGGCAGTAACAAACGTAACTTTTGATTGAGAGAGAAAACTATGAAAACATCTATCCGTGTTACAGTTCATTCACCAACTAAAGGGACTCATGAAGAAGAGTTTAACATCGTCCAATTTCCTTCTGGTGAGATTGGTGGACATTTTTCACCAGAGTTTGTTGATTTTACTGCTTATGCTGCATCATCCATCAACAACGTGATTATGATTGTAAAGGGTTATGACAAAGACACATTATTTGCTGTGGCACTTGCTAAAGAGGCAATTGATGATTTAGTACCTCATAAGTTTGCTATGAAGACTGCTATCTTTTACTATTTGCCAAATGCACGTTACGACCGTCACATGTTTAAAGGTGATGCAGCAGCTTTGAAAGTGTTTGCACAACAGGTTAATGCAATGGGTTTTGATGCAGTCTGTGCAGTTGACCCTCATAGTTACGTTCCAGATAACCTTTTCAACTGCTTCCAGAGTATTCCTCAAAAGGAAATTGCAGTCCACTATGCAAATGACCCACTGATTGATTACTTAGTAGCCCCAGATGCAGGTGCTGCTAAGAAGATTGCAGAGACTGCTAAAGAGGTGGATAAACCATACATCACAATGTCTAAAGTGCGTAACCTTAAGACTGGTGAAATTACTAGTATGCGAATCCTTGATGATGTTGATTTGACAGATAAAACCGTCATGATTCTTGATGATATCTGTGATGGTGGTCGAACTTTCGTAGAGGCAGCTAAACACCTACGTGAAGCAGGTGCAAAACGTGTTGAGCTTTATGTAACACATGGTATCTTCTCTAAAGGTGTTGAAAACCTTCTTGACAACGGTATCGACCATATTTACACTACAAATTCTTTAGGCGAAGCTAAAGACCGTGGCTTAACACATTATGGTCAAGTTACTGTAGCAAACATTGATTAGGTAACAGTATGAATAAGGGTTATTTTGAAAGATACCTAATATATGAACCAGATACAGGTTTATTAATTTGGAGAGTAACCCTTTGCAGTACCGCTATTGCTGGTAATGTGGCTGGCACAAGGTCTAAGAAGGGTTATATCCAAGTCCAGATAAATAAGAAGAGGTACTATGCACATAATATTGCATGGATTATGTCTGGAGGTGAGATACCAAGTGGATATGAGATAGACCACATAGACCTTGATAAATCTAATAATAAGTTGGAGAATTTAAGACTTAGCACAAAGTCACAAAATCAGAGGAATAGGGGTATATACAAGAATAATAAAACTGGTGTGAAGGGTGTAAGTTTTTGTAAACAAACAGGTCTTTACAAAGCAAGAGTCATGCTTTACCATAAAGAATACTTTTGTGGAAGATTTAAAACGGTAGAAGAAGCAAAAGAAGCTGTAATTAAAAAGCGAATAGAACTTCATGGTGAGTTTGCAAGACATAACTAAGAGAGAGATAAAATATGAGTAAGTCACTTTACGCAGTACCAGCAGGTCTTAATGCAGATGCTTACAAGGCATCACATATATATCAGTATCCAGATGCTACGCAATATCTTATGTTCAACCTGACACCACGTAGCGACAAATGGTTTAACAGCCCTTTGGCAATTGACGGTGTAGTGGCTTTTGGTATTCAACGTTTCGTTAAAGATTACTTGATAGACCATTGGAATGCCACCTTCTTTGAACGTGATAAAAAAGAAGCAATTGACGAAATCTTAGAAGTCATGAATGGTGTTTTGGGTAAAGATGCTATCGGTCGAGAGCATTGGGAAGCACTTCACGACTTAGGTTATCTACCAGTTGAAGTATACGCTGTAGAAGAAGGCACAGTTGTTCCGATGCGTGTCCCGATGATTGTCTTTCAGAACACTGTTTCAGGTTTCCATTGGGTAGCAGGTTATCTGGAAGATGCTTTCTCTGCTGAGATTTGGAAGGCTTGCACCATTGCGACTATTGCATTGCATTACAAACGCATCTGTAAGAAGTGGGCTGACCTTACTTGTGACAACGACTTACATCTACCTTATCAGTGCCATGACTTTGCTATGCGTGGTATGTCCGGCTTTACCGATGACGCATTTAACGCTGTAGGTCACTTAATCAGCTTTAAAGGAACTGATAGCTTCCCTGCTGTGTATACGGCTAAACGAATCTATGGACAGTCTTACCCAATCTCTGATATTGGTAGCTCTGTACCAGCCACTGAACACTCTGTAATGTGTGCAAACATTGCTTGGGAAGGCGGTAACGAATTGATTGAAGAAGAAAGACGTTTTAAAGGTGAGTTGCAAACCTTCCGTCGTTTCTTAACAGAAACTTACCCAACTGGTATTGCAAGCATTGTTTCAGATACTTATAACTTCTGGAGAACTGTGTCAGAAATCTTACCAGCACTCCGTAAAGAAATTATGGAACGTGATGGTAAACTGGTAATTCGCCCTGACTCTGGAGACCCTGTACATATTGTCACAGGTTATAAAGCAATCCACTTAGAGTGTGCTAAGAAGGCTTATTACGAACACCTAAGCAAGCTGGAGGCAAGTGATACAATGCTGAACTCTGTCCTGAACATGAAGCTTGAAAACATTAACTATGGTATTGCTGGATGGCTACTGTCAGAAGGCTACGAAATGGTTGTTGACAGAGAAGACTTTGAAGTTGCTGATACAGTACTGCTGAAGAATGCTTATATGGTTGGTTCTGCAAACGTTGTAACACGTCCTGTAGCGGAGATTGATGGAGCTATTAAGACGCTGTACAACATCTTTGGGGGAACTGTTAACTCTAAAGGGTTTAAGGTACTGGATGAGCACATCGGCCTTATCTATGGTGACTCTATCACACTGGAACGTGCAAACGAAATCCTGAAGCGTCTGTATGAAATGGGTTTTGCAAGCTCTAACGTAGTGTTTGGCGTAGGTTCTTACACTTACCAGTACATGACTCGTGACACCTTTGCATTTGCTGTCAAAGCAACTCTTGCAAGCATTGGTGGTAAAGAGATTATGCTTGCAAAAGACCCTAAAACAGATAGTGGTGTTAAGAAATCTGCCTTTGGTGGTGTAGCACCTATGTGGGATGGGGATAAGCTGAAAGCTGTAGATGGCTATGGATTCCAGAGTTTTGCAGATGCACTTGACCACCCAGCTTGTGCTTTACGTTTAGTCTTTAGCGACTCTGAGCAGTTCGGTTACACAACTCTTGGTGATATTCGAAATAATATTGACAAGCAGCTTTAAAAGTATATGATAAGAGGCTCCTACGGGAGCCTTTTTAATTTCTGGAGAAAGATATGAAAATCAAAGAGATGAACATTAACGTTGTCCTAGAAGAACGTTGGGAAAACATTAAGAAACCTGAAGATGGTAAAAAGTTCCTTAACAAAATTTTAGTAGCAGCTAAAGAAGAACTGACTGGCAAGATTGCAGCAGCAATCACAATAAAAGTCTGTGTAAAAGGTCTTCCACAACATCACCAATTTGCACTTGACGAGTTTAAAGAAAGCTTCTACAATCCAAACAAACAGATACTTGAAAGTAACTTTGCAGTGTCTACAAGTATCGTCCATGACAGAAGCTTTATCCTTTACAAAAACATGAGAGGTGAGTCATGCAAGCATATTGGATAGAAATTTTACTGTCACTTGGTAGTGTAGCAGTATTTGTTTACCTTCTTTGCAAGTACTATGCAGAGCACAAGAAGTGTGACTACTGTAACGGAGAAGGGTACACAAGAGCAGGCTGTTGCCCTATGTGTGGTGGTTCTGGTAAAATGTTTAATAAGTAATTTAACAGTAAACTAAGAGGAAAGTATT